TTCAGAAAAGAATGTGATGTCATTATTCTTGTCTTCATCATAAATCTCAACACGATAACGATTACGCATACGCACCTTCTTCTAATTTAGCATAAGCGGTTAGGCTTATTACATTTACATTTAGTTCGTTGTCGCCATAGAGCGATAGCATATGATTTAGGGCTTCGCCAGCAGTTTTATATTCAGAATAGTTTGTGGTTTGACCATAACCTCTGACTTCTGCTTCCCAACAATCAACACCGCCAGGAGATACTGAGTATTCTACCTCAAAAATATCTATTTCCATTTATTTACTTTCTGTTAGTAGGAGAGAGAATTATAGCATGGGGGCTAGATTTTTGTCTAGCCCCCAATCTTTTATAGATAACGAGCGATAGCGTTGTAAGTTGAGGTGCTAACTACTTCCTCATCTGTCATCTTGAGAATACGAATTGCGTTCTCAATTTCCTCTATCATCTCACGATACTGCCAATCGTGGTAAGACTCGTAGTCTTTTTGAGGTTCATCAGGTAATTCAATACTTCCAGCAGGGAGATTGAAAGATACTGCGATTTCGCCATTGTAGCGAGTGTGAGCAGATAGGTCTGTTGCTTTCGCAATAGCAGATACCGCAAGTTTCGCTACTTCCTTGTTATGCTTATCAGTAAGTTTCTTGAACTTAGCCTCGTTATTTGCTTGGTTAGCCTTATCCTTTTGGATTTGAGCCAATTTAGTTTCTAGTGCCTTGATTACTTTGGTTGTAGCAATCTTGACATTTATCGCTTTGCCTCTTGACATTATTTTCCTTTCGTTAGTTATGAGCGAGAATTGTAGCATGGGCTACTGACAAGCAGTAGCCCATTACTTTTATTTATTTAGCAGTTGCGCTTGTCCAGCGTTCCTTGCCATTGACATCAAGGAGAATACGATTTACACCTGAAGGGTGATTATCTACTGCCTTGATTATTCCTGTGATACCACTTTGAGTGGTTGTGTAGGTCTGTCCTACTTCTAGCGTTGTAGCCATTTTTTTCCTTTCGTTAGTTGTTGAAGGGCTATCTTATCATAGCCCACCGACATTTATACCCCGTAGTCTTGGCAGGTAAGCATTACTGCGTCATTTAGAGCCTCTACTAAATCGGCTATGGTATCTTCGTCTAGATCTGATACCATGTCGCTAGTTAGGCTTGACGACCATAGCTCTTTTACTTTAGCCATTATTCCTCCTCGTCATTGTAGAGCCACGCCTCTAGGTGGTGTTGTTCAATAATAGCCCATGCGGGTGCGGTATTCCTGCCTTTGTAGGATACGCCTTCGGGCATAGCAATTTCTCTATCATTATCTAATTCGTGATAAGCCTCAAGTGCCTCAATACAAGGTAGCACCATGCTTTGAGGAACGGGCGGGTAATGATTAGCGGATAGGTGTATTGAGATAGCAGTAGATAAATCTAATCCTAAATCATAGTTGGCTAAATCGGTAGCAAAATTACTCCCCATCTGATAATACCTCGTTTCTTAGTTCTTCCATTTCGTCAATAGTAGCCATAAGTTCTTGGAATTGGTCTTTAGTTAGTAGTGTTTTAGTCACGCTATCTACGGCGTTAGACGCTATCATTGTCGCATACATGAACATGGCTTTAGCAAAATCATCTTGGGATAGATTATTTCTTTCGTGTGTAATAAATTGGGCAAGACCCATTGAGTCATCTTCCATAATTGCTTTTTCAGTTGCCTGAATAAGAGCAGTAGCAGTTGCTATCATTTTTTCCTTTCGTTGTTGTTAGTGGGCTAGATTATACACTAGCCCACCGACATTTTTAGGCTAAGGCTAAGAGAGCCTGCGTAGCGCCATCATTGACACGGGCTAATTCTGCCTCTAACTCATTACGAGTAAATTTGGCAGGATTACCGATAAGTTCGGCTACCATCTGAGCATTCTCATTAGCAAAAACACCTTCAGGTAGTCGTGCTATTTGCGGAGCAAAACTTCCATTAGGGTCAAGCAAGGATACAAAATCCACGCCATCAACGGAAAACGGGTATTTCACCCAGTTAGTTGTATCTAAAGACATTTATTTTCCTTTCGTTTGTCGTTAGGCTAGGAATTATACATTAGACTACTGACATTTACAATTTGAGCATCGGCGTGTCTTTGTGATAGATCTCACAAATTTCAGGCGTATTTTCAACTTGACGTAAAGCGCTTTGGGCCCCCACAGTTGTGCGGGCCTTTTATAGCTTTAGCTGCATTTTATAAAATTCATAAGCTGCAAGGAATGCGGCCCGCATTTCAAAATCATCAGCCTCCGACCAATCTAAATAAAAATATTGATCGATAATATTTTGGATCTCTTCCGCTTTATCTAAGGGGACCTCTAAATATTCTGCAATTTGTTTTGTGAAAATATTAGAGGCCATTATTTTTTACTCGCAGAAAATCGAATGTCTGCTTTATTAAATACGCAGAGCCCACATGACACGCATGCGCTACCCTTAGTAGAGATTAGCGGAATAGATTTATTATTCTCAGGACATTTAGCACCAGGCTTGCCCGTTAATTCTTTCATTACGCTTTCGGTGACTGCAAAAGTCTTTCCTAGATATGCAAGGCGTGTACCATGCTCATTGCGTAATTCGGCAGCAATCTGTTTATTCTCATCATCCGTAGAATAATAAAGAGATAGGTTAGAGATATCTTTTAGAATGACGGCAGCAGAAGAGACACGAGTATATACCCAAAATTGAACATCGGAATGCTTTTCGATTACGGTCTTCCATGCATATGCATAAGTATCGTTAAAGAAATCTCCGTCCCAGTGTATGCGGAAGAGTTTATCTGCAGACCGCTTATCGCATTCCGCTTTAAATTCCACAATCATGTCATTAATTAATTGCACCATGGTGTCATGGTCCGCATTCTTAAGTAATTCCCAATTGTGTAAGAGTACGGCTTTTACTCCCTTGTAGACTTTTTCGAGTTTTCCTGCATAGCATACGCTTTCACAAATACTTGTGGCACCAGGGCACGAGAAAGCCTTTCCAGCAGGCAATCCAAAAGTGTTGGCAATTGTTGGGGTTTTTCCATTAGGGGAGACGGCATTAGCGACCTTTCTATCTTTAGAGCGTTTTAACATTAATTAATTCCTTTCGTTATGGGGTAGATTATAGCCTACCCCACCGACATCACCAAGAGGACTGATAGTAGAACGATAAACGGTCAAAATCGGGCAATTCGGTCAAGCGTTTTAGTTGCTTGATGGTATCTTTTATGTCCTGCCAATACCATTCATCGACATCAGTAGAGCCAAAGAAAAATCCCTCTCGTGGCGGTAGCAGATTAGGGTCTTTATTGAATAACGCTTGACGGCAGGTTTCCAATAATTCCTTTATCTTTTCATTAGACACATAGTATTCACCGCAGTCATCTTCCCCACGCTGAACATTAATCACGAACCAATTATGTATTTGATTAGACTTACGCCAATAAGCAACATTGACGGATACATCTACGCCATAGATACTATCCTTATCGACAAGAGTAGCAACACCAGCAGCCTCTACTACATCATTGAATTGTGGGAAGGTAGCCTCAGCATAAGAGATACCATTCTCACGATCTAATTTGCTCCAGTCAGTTTTTTCAACATGCTTGCGAGCTGATAAATACATATCTAATCCCATTTGTTTTTCCTTTCGTTAGGTTTAGGCTGACATTATAGCAAAGGCCGCCGACATTTACAATTTTCCGCAAAATTTTGTGGGAAAAATCACAGTGTTCGTAATTGACAAAAAGCCCCCACACGTACATGCGGGCATCGATCTATTCTGTCAAATCAAAACGCCGTTTATGTTTTTGTTTTCTTTTATATTTTTTCTTAGATGGAATTGGTTGCGCCGCATTACTACGGCGCAATTCCAAAACCTTTCTAATTCGAGGTAAATTTTGGAACACGATAATTGCTCGCTTCGTGAAATCTTTTTACATCAAATCGGGGATTGTCTTTTGCGAACATTTCAGCAAAATCATTTACCATTTTAGAAAAAACGGCTGGGTGAGTTTTATCTGAAACATAGCGCAAAATTTCAGCAGTAGAAATATAATCTTTTCGGGTCATCATTATTTTTCTACCACCCTTCTACCTTCACGATAGAAAATTTTTGTATAGCATTTTCCGCTAGGTGTGTAGAGATTTACTGTTGCGTATTCGTCAGCAAATCCCCAATCTATAAATTTAGCAAATTCTTTATGAGCCTCTAACTCATCAGAAATCTGTTGTGTCCAATGAGCAGGTTGCTCATCATAGGCGCAAGTAATTTTATACATTATTCCGCTTCTCCTTCTGTGAATAGAGAGCCGTCAAACAATTCATCATTGAGATTACAATCGCAAGTTTCAATGTTCCAATCCTCAGCACCGCCATAGTAGAGATAACCCTTTCCATGACAAGCAGAGCAATCAAAGTCAATCGTTTTGATTAGTTTCATTTTTAGTTTTCCTTTCGTTCGTTGTTGTTGGTAATTGTAGCAGAAGCCACCGACAAAATAGCGGATAGGTTTTGCTGGCGTGTTGCTTCACGCTCAGCCTTTACATAATTTCTGAATTCATCTAAATTCATTTATTCACCAACCTTTACGGCAATTGTGCGGTAAGAATAACCGCCGTTAGAATTGCGAATTTCTACAAGATAACTTTCGCAACCCTCATACCAAATACCTTTTGGGTGAATTTCGGCAGAGATAATTTCGCCCGTCAAAGTTTTTGAGCGATAAGTTTTTCCTACAAGTAGGTTTTCAATTGAATAGACATTTGCTGACATTTAGTTTTCCTTTCGTTATGTCGCTATTATAGCCTAGCGGTCTGACATTTTTCTACTTACTCGCCAGTAATTCCAAATAATGAGACGCTCAAATCGTGTGATAAAAATCACAAAATTTCGGGCGTGTCGAAAATTTTTAGGGCGTTTTTCGTGATCTTCATAAATCGGACATTTCGGGCCCACAGCAAAGCTGCGGGCGTTATTGAAATTTCAACTATTATTTTTTATTCTGCTTCTTGCCATTCAAAACAATAAGAGTCAGAAATCCAAATATTATTTTTAGTTATTTGATCATAAGCATAAATTGCTTCATTTTCATTTTCAGCATTTATTGTTAGGTAAGTTCCAAAAATATATTCTTTAGTCAAGATAAATACCACCCTTTACATTTTTATGATTTACGCAAACATTACCACGAGGAATTTCAACATGGCATTTGAAGCATAACATTTTTACTTCAGCATTAGTAATTATTGCTAATTCTAAATCTAGTTTAGTTTCATCAGAAGCATTTTCTAATGATACCCAACCAGCACCATTAGAATTCATTTCAAAAATTTCAATAGACATTATTACATCACCCAACTTTCTTGGGTATAGGATAACCACTCGCCAAGAGTCATTATTCCTTTATACTCATTACAATTTCCGCAGAAAACATTTCCTGCGTAGTCTGAGCAAAAAACGCAGACAATTAGATTTGCCTCATCGGCACTTACATTTTCGAGAGTAATCTCTCGGATTTTATTTAGTGTAGTCATTTTGACCTACCTTTCATTTAATTTAATACAAGTATTCTAGCAGGGGGGTCTGACATTCTACTGACCAGTATGCGTACAAATCGGACATTTCGTTTTGTGATAAATCTCACATTTTTCAGGGGTTTTTAAAATCGGACATAATGGTACAAATCGGGCCCGCAAAAGCGTGGGGGCCGATCAGCTTTTGTCAAGCCAACACGCCGTTAATTTATTATGAGATACGCCACACAAAAGCCTAGCCCTACGCATAGCGCAAGGAGGGAGGCGGTCTGAAGAAATTGCCAAATCATTTAGCGCATCTTTCGCATGGTTCTATTGTGTAATCATGTCTATCACCGATATACACGACTTTTCTTCCGTAGCAGATAGAGCAATTTTTCATTTTATATCGCCTCCATAAGTTCTTCAAATTCAATTTCTTCATCTTCTAATTCTAGCATTTCCTCTAGAGATATTTCAAGCGGTTCTTCATCAAAGTATTCCGCTACATCATCTTCATATTGAATACTTTCATATTTATATTCTTGTGAGTTTCTTTCCCATGACATTTGATACATTTATTTTACTTCCTGTTCTACCTTAGAGATAAACGCCTCAAACTTAGGCTTTAATCCGCCCTCATTTAGTTCATCTATTGTTTTAATAACTTCTTTCATTGTGCTAGCGGTAAATCCTGTGCCCTTGATGATAGAGCCTTGCCATACTGAGTAAGTGATTTTCATTTATTTATTTCCTATTCGTTTAGTAGTTAGTGGGTCTTATTTGCTAGGCTCACCCGCTAGGCGGTTTATTTGCTAGGCTCATACCCTTATTTAATTGTTATGCCTTTAGGCTACACTATGCCACCGACATTTTCAAGTCAGACACACGCTTAGTGTGTGTGACCTTGCTCACATGTAGAGCAATGAGCGGGAAGTCTAAAGAGATACTTTAGAAGAGCCTTACGCTCATATGCGGTTAGTTCAGGGTGATTACCTTGAACACCTCCATGTTGATATTCATAGACGATTTTATCTAATGTTTTTTGAGTTAGCATTTATATGCTCCTTTCGTTAGTGCTTTGAGCAATCGTGAGACTTGTAAACTTGAAAGCCCCATACTGGGCAGGTGATGTAGTCGTTAGGGTCTACTATCATGTAGTCGTTTCTTGATTCATATATAGTGTTCATCTGTTGAACCTTTCTTTTATCTAATACCTTAATTCAATCATAGACCACTGACATTTTCAAGGGGACAATTCGGACATACTAGGACATTGTGAGGAGCGTCACATACTTTTTTCTGTGAGTTAAGTCACATATGGGCGCACTAATTAGACAAATCGGACATTGCCAAACCCCGCATCATACAAATAAAAAATATATTAACATTTTAGAAAACTTGATTTTTAGTTGATCAAAAATTCTGCGATTTTAAAAAAGTTTTCGTAATGTCTTGACTACAGAAAATCTTAGATGTTATACTTGTCATGGTTTGTGGGGGGCTTACACTAAGGAACTCAAATGTACCAGATGTCAGCTTTCCTCTTTTCCCAACATTGTAGAATATTTTTCAATGGGGGGAAAGGGGGGCTTTGCTAAAAAATCTAAATACCCAGATATCAATATATATCTATATGATATCTATGTAATAAAGCAGTTGACTAGAATAATTGGATAATATATAATAAATATATGGCGGCTAATCGGATAATAATTTGTGATAAATGTGGGCAGGAGATCGAAAGTAGATCTGACTTTGCCCATATGACACTATACAATCACTATAAGGTATGCAAATGAAAACATGTCGAGTATGTAAAATAGAAAAACCATTATCAGAAATGGTCATTGCTGTAACAAGCTTGAAAAAGATTCATTACAAATCTGTTTGCAAATTATGTCAAGGTGAATCTCAAAAAATAACTAGTCAACTAAAAAAACAATTTCCATATCCAGAAGATGGATACCTATGTCCTATTTGTAACAAAACTTCACCAAAATGGTACTTAGACCATAACTGGGAAACTGGTGAGTTTAGATCTTGGTTATGTAATTCATGTAATATTGGTTTAGGTCAGTTTAGAGATGACATAGATTTACTTAATAAAGCTATCGCATATTTATCAAAATAATTTTGGGCGGGTAATTAAAAAATTCTCCTTGCTATAATTAAGCCATATGATGCTTCTTTGTAGGTATTATCATAGATGAAGACTGAAAAGGTCTCTATTGCCAAGCAGAAGGCTTATTTGGCGCAATACATACGAGATCTTAAGGAGAAGACTCCTTGTTTGGACTGTGGGATCAAATATCCATATTATGTGATGGACTTTGACCACGTCCGTGGTAAAAAGCATAAAAATGTAATGGAATTGATCCCTACTCTGTCCAAGAAAAAGATAGATGAAGAAATTGCTAAATGTGAGATAGTTTGTTCTAATTGTCATCGATATAGAACACATATGAGAAAGACTATTAAGGGAAATAAGAAGGCATCATGATATTGTATATATCTAGTTTATTTATTGTTATGGGTATTATTGTGTTAATGGGATATTGGATTTAGGTTTCTCTTCTACCGCCGCCGCAATTTTCGGGCGCACTTTTAATTGACTAGTAGCTCAGTATATGTTAATATTGAGCTATGGATAAAAAATGTATAAAATGTGGCATTATTAAAAATATAGAAATGTTTGCTAAAGGCAGCAAATACTCTGATGGTAGAAGAAATTACTGCAAAAAATGTCATTCAAATTATGTTGTTCAGTATACAAAATCTAATCCTCATAAAAGAACTAAGGATAGCCCTAAAAGAAAATTTAAACGTCATGGCCTAACGGAAGATAAATATAACAGCATGCTTGCTCTGCATGATGGAAAGTGCCATTCTTGTAAAGATAGAGATGCAATCAATATTGATCATGATCATTTATGCTGCCCAGGATCCTATTCTTGTGGGAAATGTGTAAGAGGACTACTATGTAGTCAATGTAATACAGCTTTAGGATTATTAAAAGATGATGCTGTTAAGATAAATAATTTATTAGATTATATTTCTTAATTTCCGCCTCCTTAGCTAAGTGGTATAGCATCCGCCTTGTAAGCGGAAGGCCGTCAGTTCAATCCTGACAGGAGGCTCAGACTATATATGTACCAGCTATATGAAAGTTGTCAGCGGTAGTAATGGCATGTGGAAATGTAGCTGTAAATGGTGTATCTTCAACTCCACTAGAAACTTTATCAGCACTCCATAGAGTTAGTTGATTGCTTCCAGCATATACATGTCCAGAGATATGAAATGTTCTATTTTCGCTGACATGGTGCAAACAGCCATCTTTAAAGTTATATCCAACACGGGCAGGAAATGGAAGAGTCATATAATACTGACCAGTTCCAAATGATGTAATATTATCCATATCTACTTGAATTTCGAAATGTACTAAATTTCCTACTTTTATATATGTACCAGAGAATAGAGGAGATCCATTAAATGTAGGTTGGGTTCCTCCTATTGTCCCGCCTTGAATTTGCCAGGTATCTTCAATAGTTGTAGGAGGGGTTATTGAAATGCTTGTCATCGTCTATCTATTTCTAATATAGCAACCTGAACTCCGCTATCTCCTATTGCGTATAGATTATCAGACCAGGCTAATTCTATTGTAAAAGATTGTCCAGGATAAAGCTTATGTCCATAATTTGAAGTACTGACATTTTCGTTTCCCAAATATGCATAACCCGCAGTCATTATGTTTTGTACAGATAAGGTATTTAAGGAATGTACGTCTTCTCTCGTAACCAGATTTTGAGGCGTAGAGTTTAGAGTTAATAATTTATGTTTTAACTGCATTATCTTATTATACCTCCAAAAAGGACAAAACCCATTCAGAGGCGGATCCGAATGGGTCTTGCTGCGCCGAAGCACAAACGCTGGGAGCAAAAGTGGTGGGATGCTACAACCAGCGCAACATTATTATCACATATGAAATTTTTTAAGTCAACTACTTTTCTTCAGATTCTTGTGGTGTATATGATGGGGTGGGGCCCAATAAAAATCCTTGATCATGATATTCTATAAGTTTGGATGTATCTTCTGGCCCCACCAATTTATTTGCAATAAGTGTAAGTAGGTCATATATACGATGTAGCATAATATAATTAACCATATCTAGGTTATCTTCTAAATTTTGATTTTGTTCAGTCATTTGGTCTTCCAATATCTTCCCAAAATTTTTCACGACCCATTTGGTCTGTTTCTTTTATTCTTTCGCCGTCAGTTTGTATGTTTTCTGACTGCTTTTTCAATTCCGTCATAAACTTCTAATCCCATACTGTTCTTATAATTGCAAGATAAGCAATATAGGTAAATTGTATCATTTAAATCTAAATTAGGCATTAGAAGGCCTTGATCTACTGGACATAATATTCCAGGAACAAGGCCCTCTTCTGCTAAAGCCAAATATTTAGATACTATTTGTATCTTCAATGACTTTCTCCATTCTTACTGTTCAGGGAATTTTGCCAACCATCTTTGGGTGGCTCCACTCCTAATGGATGTCCATGAGCTCCAGTCATTTCCGCCTTGAGTCATGTAATACGTTATCTCTGCGTTTATAACAGGATCAAATAAAAGTATATTTGATCGCAGTTCGAATTTCTCTTTTCGATCAATGCCGAGTTTTCCCAACATATTAATCTGAAAAATTCCGTAGGAACTGTCTCCAGTATTCCTGTTACCGTTGTAAGCCATCGGTCTACCATTAGACTCTGCCTTAGCAACAGCCCAAGCCGTTTTAAGGGCTTTTCCTTCAAAACCTACAGCTTTTAATAACTCTTTAAGTTCTTTATCTGTAAGTGTCTCCGAAGGCTTGTATACAGTGTTGCTGAATTTTTCCAGCGTTTCTCTTTTCAGTTGTTTTGGTAGTACTACTTGCTCTACAGCTATTTCTGGCTGCACAGCATTTGCTTGAACTTCTATTGCTTGGGGCTGGACTCCAAATAGAAATAATGTTATCATTCCTATAGATGTCCAACTATGAGCAACTTCGCTCAAACGTTGTTTGATATTCTCCATGGGTATTCCTCCTATAGAGATAACGAACTATAATAATAGCATTGGCGGTGAACAACTGTCAAGTTAGTTGACTAGGAATTTAATGCGTATTTCTTTGTATGTTCCCCGTTCTGGGTTAAATCCTTCTGTTGGATTTGGATATGCTGCACAAAATATAGTTAATTCTTTGCATAAATTAGGACATGAAGTTCGTTGGTCAGACCCTAGAGCTCAAATACAATTAAATTTTACACAGCCTCAACATTTTAAATTACATAGAAATCAATATCAAATTGGTTATACTCCGTGGGAATCTACAGGGATGAGAAGAGATTGGGTAAATTCGTATAATAATGATTGCGATGAAGTGTGGGCTACATCAAATTGGAATGCAGAAGTTTTTAAAAATAATGGAGTAACAAAAGATATAAAAGTATATCCACATGGTATAGAAGATATTTGGAAGCCGTACCGTAGGGTAGTTGGAGATACATTTAGATTTTTACATGTTGGAGAACCTGCGCCAAGAAAAGGCGGCGAAAATGTTCTTAATGCTTTTACCAAGCTATTTGGCAATAATCCTAAATATAGATTAACCATAAAAGCTCATAATTCTCATACATTAAGATATTATGATAAATTTGGTAATGTAATAATGCCAAATGAAAAGTATTCTAATATAACAGTAATAACAGACGATTTTGATATAAAGAATCTCGTAGATCTTTATCATACCCACCATTGTTTAGTTTATCCTACATGGGGAGAAGGTTTTGGTTTTATCCCGCTTCAAGGATTAGCAAGCGGAATGCCAACAATAACAACCTACCCCTGGGCTCAATATGAAAAATATATAGGTCCGCTAAAGTTAAAGTCTACACTTACTAATGAGACTTTGCCAAAAGCTGTTGGAGATCCACATGTTGGTCAAATGTTTAAACCAGATCAAGAACATCTTGAAAAGCAAATGCTAGATGTAACTGAAAACTTTAGAGCATATTCTGGCTACTATTATGCTCAGTCAACTGAAATACATGAAGAATTTAATTGGATTAAGTTGACTAAGAATGCCTTTAAGCATTTAGAAGAAAAATTTTAAAACCCCTTCCCACACTAATTAAAGTTTGGTAGAATTGGTATCTATTCATTTTTTATATTAACCGCAAGGCGGAGAAGGAGCTTTACACTAAAATGGCGAAAGTTATTGAAAACCCCTACGAAAATTTTATTGCTTTATCAAGATATGCAAGATGGTTATCTGATGAAAACCGTCGTGAGACATGGGGTGAAACAGTAGATAGATATTTTGCATTTATGCTAGATCATCTATTTACAAGATATAACTATGAGCCAGCTGCAGAACTTATAGAAGAACTTAAAGATGCTGTTTATAATAGAAACGTAATGCCTTCGATGCGAGCAGTAATGACTGCAGGTGCTGCTCTTGACAGAGACCATGTTGCAGGATACAACTGCTCGTTTGTTCCAGTTGATAATCCACGATCATTTGATGAAACAATGTATATCTTAATGTGTGGAACTGGTGTTGGATTTTCTGTTGAATACAAGTATGTTAATAAACTTCCTGCCGTGCCCGAATCATTTGAGAAATCAACAACCGTTATCGTAGTTGAAGATTCAAAGAATGGGTGGGCTAAAGCCTACCGTGAACTTCTTGCAATGCTTTGGGCGGGACAGGTCCCAGCAATAGATGTATCAAAACTTCGCCCAGCAGGCGCACGTCTTAAAACAATGGGAGGTCGTTCTTCAGGCCCTCAGCCATTAATAAATCTTTTTGATTTTACAATTGCAAAGTTTAAAGCAGCAGCAGGTCGCCAACTAAAGCCTATTGAGGCTCATGACATTATGTGTAAAATTGGCGAAGTTGTAGTAGTTGGTGGAGTTCGTCGTTCCGCTATGATTTCACTTTCTAATATTAATGATATAGAAATGGCACAGGCCAAGTCAGGAAATTGGTGGGAGAATAATGCACAACGTGCACTTTCAAACAACTCAGTGGCATATTCACGTAAACCAGAGATGGAGCAGTTTATTGCTGAGTGGAAAAATCTATATGATTCAAAATCTGGAGAAAGAGGTATATATAATGTCAAGGCTGCACAATCACAAGCCGCTAAGTTTGGTAGAAGGGACCCTGATATTCATTATGGTACCAATCCTTGCTCTGAAATCATTCTTCGTCCATACCAATTTTGCAATCTTTCGGAAGTTGTCATCAGGGAGCACGACTCTAGAAAAGACATACAAAAGAAAATAGCCCTAGCAACAATACTTGGAACTTGGCAATCAACACTCACGGATTTCAAGTATCTTCGTAAAATTTGGAAAGATAACACGGAAGAAGAAAGACTGCTTGGCGTTTCTATAACTGGACAGTTTGGGCATGAGTTTATGTCTGGAAAGCAGGATTTGGAAGGCTTAGGTCAATTCTTAAACGACATGAGAAGCTATGCCAGAGAAACAAATAAGGAAGAGGCAGCAAAGATTGGAATCAATGAATCTGCTGCAATTACCTGCGTTAAGCCATCAGGAACTGTTTCACAGCTAACTGGCGTATCTTCAGGAATGCATCCATGGCATTCCCCATATTATATTCGCACAGTTCGTGGCGACAAGAAAGATCCTTTGTCTGTATTTTTAAAAGAGGTCGGAATTCCATATGAAGACGACTTCATGAAGCCAAATGATACTTACGTATTCTCATTTCCAGTAAAAGCGCCAGAAGGTGCAATTGTTCGTGATGACCTTACAGCAATTGATCATCTTAATACATGGCTTGTGTATCAACGTGAATGGTGTGAGCATAAGCCATCTATCACTGTATCTGTAAAAGAAGACGAGTGGATGGAAGTAGGTGCTTGGGTGTATAAACATTTTGATGAGGTATCAGGCATTTCGTTCTTGCCACACTCAGATCATTCATATAAGCAGGCTCCATATCAGGAAGTTACAGAAACAGAATACTTAGAACTTCTTGCTAAGATGCCGTCGTCAATTCGATGGGAAGATTTATCCTTCTATGAAACAGAAGATGGAACAAGCGGAACACAAACATTAGCCTGTACTTCAGACGGAAATTGTGAGATTGTAGACATTTCCGCATAATAGGCGTATAATAGATTTAGGGGCAACCCTAAAATTCCTGGGCACAGTGCCCAGAAATAGGAGGTCTTATGAAACAAGATCTAAACAATGATGGAAAGGTAACAATGCAGGAAAAAATTCTAGCAGCGTTAGCAAGCTATGGCCGCCATTTTCTTGGTGCTGCCATTGCTCTTTACATGACTGGAAATACTGACCCAGGAGATTTAATTAAGGGTGGTATCGCAGCATGCTTGCCAGTTATTCTAAAGGCTCTAAATCCAAACGAAAGTAGCTTTGGGTTTACAAAACCAGCCGCATAATTTAATAATCAATTAGGATGACTCCTATGCTAAAATGGGCATAGGAGTTTTCCTATTTTAGGAGATTTTAGCAAATGGCAGGACAAAAAAATTGGGAAGTGGATCAAAACACTACCTTCACATTTACCGTTGAATATAAAGACAACGACGGTGATCCTATTGATCTTACAGACTGTTCCGCAAAAATGCAGGTTCGTGATACAAAGGGCGGCAGTAAATTAGCCTTTACCCTTACATCACCAGCAGGCGGAATAATTATAGATGAGCCAAATGGTAAATTAACCATTAAGATGACTCCAACACAGACTAACAAGTTATTCTATCCTAAATCCTCATATGACCTTATGTTGACGGATAGCAATTTAAATAAAATTAAATTGCTTGAAGGGTTTATTACTTTGAGCAGATCGGTAACAATATAATGCCAATCACAAATAATAATAATAACCCTACAGTTGTAGTAACAGAGCAAGTAAATAAGGTAGTAATAAATACTACAGGTCCACAAGGACCTCGTGGAAAAACCATCCTAAATGGAAACGGTGTTCCAGCAGACAACCTTGGTTTTGAAGGCGATTTTTATTATGATAAAAATACCACAAGGTTCTATGGTCCAAAGCCTACAGATGCCTCTTGGGCAGGAGCTACAAACTATTTGCTTAGCACGAGTACTTTGACCTATCCGTTTTCAATAGCTCAAGTTCAAGATGCTGGGTCGTACTGGTATGTTGAAATTAACCATAATATGGGATATAACCCAAATGTGACTGTCAAAAACAGCGCAGGGGACATATTAGAAACAGGAATAGATTATAATAGTCTTAATAAGATAACACTGACTATGGCACAACCATTCGGTGGGACAGCATATCTGTCTTAAGGGAGATTAGAAAATGGCAAGATTATTTGTAACTGACATTAATCTGAACAAGAATGAGCTTCAGAATGCCAGAATTCAAGGGCTTACAAATGCCCCATCTGCTCCAGTTACTGGACAGATTTACTACAACACATCAGACAATATCATGTACTACTACAATGGATTGTCTGCACCAGATGGTCCATGGATGCCAATGTCTGGTTCAACAGAGGTTATCCAAGATGTAATTGGCGCTTCTGTTTCTGGCGGAACAGGCTTAACAGCAACATATGTTGATTCAACAGGAATCACAACTTTAGATTTAGATAATACAACAGTAACAGCAGCATCTTATGGATCTCAAACAAAGATCCCAACATTTACAGTAGATGCACAAGGTCGTTTGACTGCAGCTGGTGAAGTAGATGTCGCTACTACGCTTGATTTAATTGTAGATGGCGGAGCAACAGGTGCAATTAACCTTCTTACAGAAGATCTAAGCATTCTTGGTGGTGAAGGCGTAGATGTAACAATTTCTGATAATACAATTACAATCGCTGGAGAAAATGCAAGTTCTACAAATAAAGGTATTGCATCTTTCAATGAAACGGCATTTAGTGTAACAGATGGTCATGTAAACCTAGTAGCATTTGCAAACAGTATTGATGCAAATGGTAATAAGATCACAGAACTTGCAGATCCAACCGCAGACACAGATGCAGCTAATAAGCGATATGTTGATGCAGTTGCACAAGGACTTCATGTTCATGAAGCAGCACATGTAGCAACAACAGCAAGCCTAACATCTCTTACTTCTGATGGACTTGTAACTTATGATAACGGAACCGCTGGAGTAGGAGCAACACTTACTTTAGAAAATCCTCTAACAGTATTAGACGGTCACACTCTAAATACTGGAGATAGAATTCTTGTTAAGAATGAATCTACTGCAGCACATAATGGTATTTATGTATACACAAGCTCAACGGTATTGACAAGAGCTGATGATTTTAATACAGCCATAGAAATGCATGGTGGAGATTTCGTATTCGTAGAAAACGGAACTTTATACAACAGCACTGGCTGGGTACAAGAGAATGAAGTAGATACAGTTGGAACAGATGCTGTACAATGGCTTCAATTCTCTGGTGTAGGTACATTTACTGCTGGCGCTGGTCTTGCACTAAGCGGCACAGAGTTTAACATCGGCTCTGTTGTCGGTGGCGGAATTACTGTAAATGCAGATAGCATTCAAGTAGATGCTGCAATAGTTGCTCGTAAATATACATCTTTAATTGGTGATGGATCTACAAATCCAATTACAGTAACACACAATCTAAACAATCAATGGGTAAATGTTCAAGTATTTCAAGGAACAGAACTTGTAGAAGCAGATGTAACTCTTGCTGGTGCAAATACAGCAACGATTGGATTCTCAGTAACCCCTACACAGGATCAATTTAGAGTCGTTATCGTAGGCTAGGAGGAGCTGAATGTCAGTACAGCGATTAGTTCCTTTACATGCCGTTGCATTAGCATCTGATCCAATTGGATCTAGAATTGGTGAACTTTATTTCAATACTACGGCAAACGAATTAAGGTTTTATAACGGATCTGTCTGGGCTCCAGTTGCTGGAGCAATAACTGGTATTTTGGATCATGTTCATACCTATGATGGAGATATCTATTCAGTAGAATCAGTAACTGTTCCTAGTTCTGGAATAATTGATGGCGGTACTCCGTGACAAAAATATTAATCAAGCGTGGAACAGCTACGCAATGGACAAATTCTGCAACACCACTTCTTTCTGGAGAGCTTGGTTTAGATACAAGCAATAATATTCTTAAAGTAGGAAATGGAACTGCTTTATGGAACTCTCTTTCAGGACTAACATTATCTGCATCACAGGTAGATGAATTAGCTCAAGATGCAATCGCATCGGCTTTTAATCACCAAGATCATTCAAACATAGTAGTTACTTATGATGATAGCAATAACAAAATAACTTTATCTACTGGTCCAGATGTCGTTACATCTTCAGACCTTGGAAATAGTTTGGGAGATTATGTTCCATTAGCAGATGTTGGAAATGCTGACGGAGTTGCTCCACTTGATGAAAATTCATTAATACCAGATGAATATATTCCATCTACAATAGCAAGAGATTCAGAGCTTTTTAGTGGATCATATGATGATCTTACAGATAAGCCAACTATACCAAGCTTAACAGGATATGCTACAGAAACATACGTAACAACAGCAATATCAAATCTTGTTGATGCTGCTCCACAAACTCTAGATACTTTAAATGAATTGGCGGCAGCATTAGGAGACGATCCTAATTACGCTACAACAATATCTACTGCTCTTGGTAATAAACTAGATTCAACTACAGCTGCATCTACATATTTAACTCAAACAAATGCATCTACTACATATGCTCCGATAGCATCACCAACATTTACAGGAACAGTGGGCGGAATTACAAAATCAATGGTTGGATTAGGGGATGTTGATAATACATCAGATGCGAATAAGCCTGTTTCTACCGCCACACAAACAGCGCTAGATTTAAAATTATCTTTAACAGACCCTTCAATTGATTACTATATAACTAATAGCGGTTCTGGATCATATACAGTAAATGGTGTAGCAAATGGTCCTATAGAATTTGTAAAAGGTAAAAAATATAGAATTCATATAAATGCTTCAGGACACCCGTTTTGGATTCAAACTGTTTCAGGTGCATATTCTTCAGGAAATGTTTATAGCACTGGAATTACTGGAAATGGAACTCAAGTTGGGCATATAATTGTAGAGCTTCCTCAAAATGCCCCAGACAATTTATACTATGCCTGCCAATTTCATTCATCGATGGCTGGAGCAGTGCTTGTAAGAACAGATAATGTTGTTTTTAATCCTCAAAGTTCTGGATATACTGTAACAACTTCAGATTCTGGAAGATTAATAGAAATGTCAGGCGGCGGATTTTTAACAATAGCAGATTCAACTGCATTCCCAATAGGATTTACTTGTGATGTTTTACAAACAGGTAGCTCTCAAGTAACAATTCAAGGATCTGGATTTACGCCAAATGCTACGCCTGGGTTAAAATTAAGACAACAATGGAGTTCCGCCACATTAGTTAAAAGATCCCTAAACAGCTGGGTTGTAATGGGCGATTTGAGCGCATGACATGGCTAGACTTTTTGGCAGGCATGGCAGACGTAAAGTAAATGTTCCAAATATAATTGGACTTTCTAGATCAGCTGGTCAATCTGCATTAAATGCTGTCGGATTAAATTATTCCGAGTCTACAACAAATACATCTAACTCTGGATTATCAAATCAAGTTCAATCTCAAGGAACTGCGGCAAGCAATGTTGTCCTAATTGGAGATACAGTGTCATTTGTTTACTATAATTATGTAGCTCCATATCATGCGCCATACCATGCGCCATCTGTATATCATGCGCCGTACCATGCGCCGTACCATGCGCCATCTGTATATCATGCGCCATACCATGCGCCGTACCATGCGCCATCTGTATATCATGCGCCATATCATGCGCCTGTATATCATGCACCATATCATGCGCCTGTATATCATGCGCCATATCATGCGCCTGTATATCATGCGCCGTACCATGCGCCATACCATGCGCCATATCATGCGCCATATCATGCGCCATACCATGCGCCATCTGTATATCATGCTCCACCATGTCAATGTGCCCCATGCGGAGGAGTTTCATATGACTGCTGTAATTGTTTCTGTGATTTTGGACAAGTATTCTGTTAATTATTGACAAGATATCTATAAAAATAGTATAATAATAATAAGGAGAAAAAAAATGACTATAAGAAAATGGGCAGTAGTTGTAGATGGAGATGTGGCTGGAACTATATCTATTGATACATCAAATCCTGCCACATCAATTCCTAGATTTGTTGCGGCATATGACTCAGATCCAAAAATCGTACCTATTACAACAGATCAACCAGTAGCATTTGGCTGGAAGTGGGACGGAATTAATTTTATTTTAGAGCAGGAGTAAAAAGTGTCTTCAGCTTGGCAAGAGTGGAAAAAAAATCTTGGAGACTCAAGACCGTGGGATTTGTTAAATAAAAATAATTACGTAGAAGAATCTATAGAAAAAAATAGATATGATATTTGCTTACAATGTCCAGAACTTATTAAATTAACAAGTCAATGTAAGTTATGTGGTTGCTTTATGACTGGAAAAACTAAATTAAAAGCAGCCTCTTGTCCGATAGGCAAATGGTAAACTGTGAACAAAAAGATATTTATATGCACTTCTGCCTATAATGATACGGATTTAGATATAACATTAAGTACTGCATTTGATAGAGCGGCTAATCCAGAAGATGTATATTTTGGCATAGCCTTACAGTATCCAGATCTTCCAATGCCAGATTTTTCTAAGTATAAAAATGTTAGAACTTCAGTTATAGATATAGATTATCCTATAGGGACTAGTCCAAGCAGAATACCAGCTGCAGAACTTATTGAAGATGAGTCATATTTTTTATCAATAGACTGCCATACGGTATTTAAAAAAGATTGGGATAAAAATTTATTAGAGTATCACTCTATATTAAAAGAAAATTTTGACAAGCCAATAATAAGCACTTATTCTCCATACTGGTATAGAGATTCTAATGGTATGTTTTTTAATCAAAATAAAAATAATAGCATGGATGAAGAAATGCCAATTTATAAGTTAAAGTTTAAAGAAAACGATGAATTAAATAATGATTTTTATATAATGCCAACGCCAACATGGGGAGATCAGGTAAAAGATTTATACGAAGAACATTACTTAATAGGAGCACATCTACTTTTTGCAGAATCTTCTTATTTAAAAGAAGTCCCATTTGATCCATATATCACTTATCATGAAGAAAATACTACAGCCATGAGGGCATGGACTAGAGGATATAGGATATTTGCGATCAATAAAGATATTTTGTGGACAAGAGAAATGTACCATGGAGTAGTTGACGAAAAATCATGGAGAAAAAAATCTTTTAGAGTAGATAAAAATGGCGAGAGTTATTTTGACAGAATAGTAAGGGGAGCTATTAGATGTAAAGATATTCTACTTGGCAAAGAAATTGGAATATATGGAGCTCCAAGCATAGAGCTTCTTAAAGAATATGAGGCGGCTGCTGGAATTAATCATGAAGAAGTATATAAAAATATTTATGATTATGTCAAAAATAATTATGACAGGAACTTTTTGGCTAAACAAATGTATGAAATGGATGTGACAAAAAATCAATAATATTAATTTTGTTGCATTTAAAGATAATGATAATTTTCCAATACCAGCAATAAAGGCATTACCCGAATGGTATAGAAAAGCAAAAAAATATCATAAAGATGGATCTAGCACATACAAAAATTGTATGCCATTTTTTGAGGGAATGTATTCTGGATATATATATCTTACTCCGTGTGATATAGAGTTTTATATTTCTAATGAAAGAATAGACTTTAAAATACAAGATGAGTATAAAAATTTTATAACAAAAAGATCTCCCATGAGTGAATATGAGGTTCCATACGGATGTCACAAAGAACACTTTGCTTGGCTTCCTCAGTGGGGAGTAGAGGTCCCAGAAGGATATAATGTTTTATACATGACTCCATTTAACGGACAAGGATTGCCATTTGTAAACACTATGGGAATAATTAATAATGATAAAACTCATCATCCAGGTAATCTCCCGTTTTTTATTAAAAAGGAATTCTCTGGAATAATAGAAAAAGGAACTCCATATCTTCAAGTAATACCATTGAAAAGAGAAAATTGGGTCTCTGGTAAAAAAATATTAGATACAGAAACTATAGAATTTTTTAAGCCAGGAAGTGGCAGAATACAGAATTTATATAAAGATAAAATATGGGAGAGAACTAAATATGAGTAATAAGATAAAGTTTTATTCTTGGGATATTAGAGCAGAAAATTTAACAATGCCTCCAGTTCCTTCTTCAAAAAATGTTCCAGAATATTGGAAAATAAGCGAAAGGTTTTTAGGAGAAAGTAATACTTTAAATACTGTAAAGCAAGGAGACTACGAGATCCCTAACCTTGGCCTTAAGCATTGTATGCCTTTCTTAGATGCTACTGTATCTGGATATCAGTATTTGTTGCATTGCGATATTTTAGTAGAGCAATATAATGGAGTTCCAGTGTTAAAATGGGATTCAGAAATACAGCCAATACAAGATAAGTCTATAGAAGAAGTTCCTTCTCCTCCAGGATTTAGCAATAGGTCATATTTTTGGCAAATGTGGTGGGGAACTATTTTGCCAGAAGGCTGGTCAGCATTTGTCTGTCACCCAGTTAATAGAACTGATCTACCATTCTTTACTCTGTCAGGCTTAGTAGATTACGATAAATATACAGCTCCAGGAAATCTTGGGTTTTATATCAAAGAGGGTTTTAGCGGTGTAATAAAAAAAAGCACCCCAATATATCAGATAATTCCTATAAAAAGGGAACCATGGGAAATGGAAGTAGATCATACAGGTAGGTCTAGAGGACACCAAGATTTTGATAATAAAAGAAAAGAAGTCTATGGCTATTATAGAAATCACTTAAGGCAGAATAAGCCATACAGATAGTTTTAGTGAATTTAGATGTATAATTAGGGGGTAGGAGTATATAGCATATGGCAACAAATTTTCCAGCTAGTCTGGACGCTTTTACCAACCCGTCCTCAAATAGTTCGGTTGCAAATCCTAGCCATGCCGAACAGCATGCGGATGCCAATGACGCCATTGAGGCCTTACAGGCCAAAGTAGGCGCAGACAATTCGGCAGTAACCACTACCCTTGATTATAGGGTTAGAACCCTTGAAACTGCCGCTGTCGATACAGAGGCAATTCAAGATATTGTTGGTGCAATGGTTTCAGATAATGTTGAGACCAATGTTGTCGTTACATATGATGATGAAAATGGGAAGCTTAATTTTGAAACTGGCCCAGATGTTGTAACCACTACCTCTTTAAATAATACTCTAACAGACGCAATTACAGGATATATTCCAATTGCAGATTTAGGAAATCCAGATGGTGTAGCCTCTCTAGATGAGAATGGATTTGTTCCTAATGAACAATTAAATATTGATGAGCGGATTCAAGATACCGCCGCTTTAATGTTTACAAGCGCTACTCATACAAATATAACAGTAGACTACGATGATGAAACTGGAAGATTAGCTTTAACATCAACTGGTGGAACGTCTGCTGATATTTCTGCTACGCCTCCCGCAGAGCCTAATGTCGGAGATCTTTGGTTGGATTCAGATACAGCAATTCTTTATATTTATGATGGTGCTTTCTGGGTAGAAATTTCAGGTTCAGGTGGTGGCGGTGGCGGAACAGGTGGAGGATTTACAGCATCTGCAACCGCACCAGCTACACCAGTAGAAGGATCTGCATGGTTTGATACGGTAAATGCAAAACTATATGTATATTACGATTCATTTTGGATTGAAGCAGTTGCTCCAGGTCCAACAGGTCCAGAAGGCCCAGCATTTGTAAATTATTTAGGCGCATGGGATTCAGGAGTATCTTATCTTGAAAACGATGGCGTAACATATCAAGGGTCTCTCTGGAGATTAAATGAAATAAACAGCCCAGCAGGAACTGCTCCATCTACTCCAAATTGGCAATTAGTAATTGAAAAAGGCGATAAAGGTGATACTGGAGAAATGACAGTAGGCACAGTAACTACTGTGCTATTTGGCGCCCCTCCAACAATTACAAATGTTGGCACAACAACAGATGCAATATTAAATTTTGAAATTCCAGCTGGCCGTGCTTCAACGATAACGGTAGGCACAGTTGATGATGTTCTGTACGGGAATCCGCCAACAGTAACAAATAGCGGTGATTCCAGTGATGCCATATTCGATTTTGAGATTCCTGCTGGTAGAGCAGCTACAATTCAAGTTGGTACAGTAGATGATGTTCTTTATGGAAATCCTCCAACTGTAATAAATTCTGGTACAACTAGCGACGCAGTATTTGATTTTGAAATTCCTGCAGGGCGGGCAGCAACAATAAACGTAGGAACAGTAACAACAGTAGTAGATGGAAATCCAGCCGTTGTAACAAATTCAGGCGACACTAGCGATGCCGTATTTGATTTTACAATTCCAGCAGGTCCAAGATCTACAATTCAAATTGGCGATGTAGTAGATGTAGATTTTGGTAATCCTTCAACAGTAACAAATGTCGGAGATTCTAGCGATGCTATATTTGATTTTGAGTTACAAACTGGTCGAGCATCTACTCTTGCAGTAGGCACAGTTACAACTGGATCATATTCATCATCAGCAACAATTGAAAATGTTGGTACAACGTCTGATGCTATATTTAATTTTTCAATACCACAAGGTATTCCTGGAGATTTTCAGCCTGGAGAAAATCCTCCAGCAAATCCATTAACTGGACAGGTTTGGTACAACACCGTATCAGGTAGAGCATATGTTTATTATGATAGTTTCTGGATTGAATTCTCTCCAGGATTTACAGGGCAACAGGGTCCTGCAGGACCAGCAGGGGCGGATGGAGAAGATGGAGTTACACTAACGACATATCAAGCAGATGCCCCAACATCTCCAGAAGTAGGGCAAATTTGGGTAGAGTCAGATAATGACATAGAGGCGTTTGATTTAAATTTAAAGAAAACAGAAATCCCCACATCTATTTCTACAAATACAAATTTATCTACAGGAAGAAGATATTTTGTTACATCGTCTTCTGCGCTTACTCTGACGCTACCTGCGTCCCCTGCGCTTAACGATGAAATTCAGATCATAGATGCTTCTGGAAATGCTTCAACGTATAATATAACAGTAGATCGTAATGGCAATTTAATAAATGGCGGAACAGGAAATTTAATTATAGATACAAATGGTGGCTGGTATACATTACTTTATACTGGTAGCACTTATGGATGGAAGGTTGGATAATGACTGATATTAGAACATCGGCTTTAGGAGGAATCCCTTTTGGTAATTCAGCTAATCGTCCTACTGGTTCTGTTGGTCAGCCTTATTTTAACGGCGAAGAAAGAAGATTAGAGCTTTATACACCATCTGGTTGGCAAAATATTGTCTCAGAAACCCCAGGAGTAGTCTCTATTTCTGGCATATATAATCAATCTGCTGGCTCTGGCACCATAGAAATAACTGGAACTAATTTTACTTCTGGCGCTATTGCCTCAGCCGTAGGAACAAATGATGTTGAAATAACTGCAACAACAACTACAGTAAATTCTATTGTTTCTGTAACAGCTGTATTTGATAATTTATCTCCAGATTATGAACCATATGATATTAAAGTAACAAATACATCTAACTTGTTTGGATTTTTGCCAGGAGCTTTATATATAAATAATACTCCAGTCTGGACTACATCTTCTGGTTCAGTAGGTTCTTTTTATACTGGCGATACTGCAAATATTAATTTAGTTGCAGAAGACCAAGAGTCAGCAAATCTTACATACACAATTACATCTGGAGCACTACCTACTGGATTATCTCTAAATTCATCAACTGGTTCAATTACTGGAACAACCCCTATTATTAACAACACAACTACTTATACATTTACTGTAATAGCCTCTGATGGAAACGATTTTAGTTCTAGATCATTTAGCATAACAGTCTTAGGAGCACTTGATATTAGCGATATTACTTCTAATGGCCTATTAACTCAAGCTTCTGCTGAATCTTTAACAGTTGGATCATCTTATTCAGCACTCACACCAATTGCTGGTTCGATTGGTGGAACTTATGTAGGAAGAACTGGTGGAGGAGCAGGACCAACATATGACGCTTCTTCGCAATCAGTACCAGTTGTCGAATGGGGTTCTGGAAAAGCATTTGATCAAAGAGGCGGTAAAGCCTGGAGATCTACTGCTAACATTCCAGTTGTTGGACTACAGCCATCAACAATGATATTAATTGGAGAAGTAAATAGCCCAAGCGGAAACGCCAACAGTAGCTCGTATCATATCGGCCTTAACTTTGGAAATAATGGGTCAAATAAAACAAGAGCTATTGCATCAAATGGCTCTGTTGCTAGAAACGTGTGGTATAGCAATGACACCCTAATGACTATATCTGCAGCGATTGGATCAAAAGATATTTATGTTTTAAGAAACGATACTGATGCTAGAAACTTTAAGTGGAATACAAAGTCACAGTCAGAAACTGGAACAATTGCAGATGTTAGCGGAACTCAGTATTACACAGATGGTCCAAGTTATCTGTGGACTCAATGGAGAGATGATAGCGGTACATCGTATCCATATGGATATATTGCAGAGTGGATGGTATTTGATAGATATTTGACGGATGCCGAGGTTGCCAGAGTTATTGCTTACGGCAAGGCAAAGTATGGGATTAGCTAAAGATGTCTAAAGCCAGAGATATAGCAAATAAAAATGGGGGCAACAAATAATGGCTAAGCGTATTAAAGTATGGAGCGGAACAGAATGGGTAGATGTTGGAGTTCAAGCAGCCCTACCTTCAGATTATGTAGATACTACTGCTCTTAATTCCGCCCTTGCCTCATATAAACAAGAAGTAAACCTTGCAATCTCTGCAAATACAACATTGGTGGCGGGACGCAGGTATTTTGTTGATACAGCAACAGCAATAACATTAACGCTTCCAGAAAGTCCAACATTAGGACAAGAAGTTATAATTTTTGATGCTTCTGGGACGGCGGCAACAAATAATATCACAATAGATAGAAACGGCAATAAGATTAATGGACAAACAGAAAATGCTATAATAGACGTAGATCAATCAATATCAATATTTGTTTACACAGGTACAACTTTAGGTTGGAGGTTTGAATAATGGCTATTAGAAAGTCATCAAATTCAGGAATACCCTTCGGTAATACTTCTGGTCGCCCTGCATCTCCATCTACAGGTCAGCCATATTTTAATGGCGAATTACAAAGACTAGAACTTTATACTGGCGCAACTTATGGTTGGCAAAATATTGTTGCTGAAACACCAGGAGTATCTGGATATACGGGAACATTATATGAAACATCTGGCGGAACAATTACAATTACAGGAACAAACTTTGCTTCAGGAGCAACAGTTTCTTTAATAGGAAGTGATGGAACTGAGTACAATGCTTCTTCTGTTACTGTAAATAATTTAACTTCACTTACTGCTGTTTTTGGCCCAATTGCAGGAGATAAAGAGCCCTATGATGTTCGTGTTACAAATCCATCTAATTTGTATGGAGTTTATTATGATATATTAACTGTAAACGATAGACCAGTTTGGCAAACAGCGGCAGGAAGTTTGGGTTCTTTTCAAGAACAAACCTCAATATCTGTATCAGTACTAGCAACAGATGAAGAAAATAATAGCATTACATATTCTTTAGCAAGTGGCTCTTCTTTGCCTTCTGGACTAACACTTAATTCTTCAACAGGAGTAATTTCTGGAACACTACCAGATATATCTGCAACTACAACATACACATTTACAGTAAACGCATCAGACGGATTAAATTCTGTAACTTCTAGAACTTTTAGTATAACGTCACAGTATGTGTTACCAGTTGAATACTTGGTTGTTGGCGGAGGAGGTGCAGGAGGAGACTATTTCCAGGGTGGAGGATATAATGCAGCAGGCGGCGGTGGAGGTGCGGGAGGAGTACTATATTCCAGCAGTTATAATACATTTTTAAATAATACTACAATTTCTGTAGGATCGGCAGGAGTTTCAACAGCTACATCAAATACAAGTGGTGGATATGCATCTAATGGAGGAAATTCTACATTTGGATTATTTACAGCAACAGGAGGTGGCCGTGGTGGATCAGGAAATTCTAGCGTCTCAACAAATGCATCTGTAGCTGGTTCTGGAGGTTCAGGCGGCGGTGGCGTACGTCCTGATGCTTCGTCAAATTATGCTACTGCTGGTACTGGAATATCAGGGCAAGGAAATGCTGGAGGAAATTATCAATCTGGTGATGGTGATGGCGGTGGCGGAGGAGGACAATCCGCAGCAGGAATAGTTGGAGGAAGAGGTTCTCAGGGAGGGTCTGGTTTTACATCTAGCATAACTGGCAGCTCTATAGTTTACGCAGCAGGCGGTGGCGGAGGAAAAGGTAGTTCATCTGAAAGCGGATATTCTTGGAGTGGATCTGGTGGTTCTGGAGTAGGTGGAAATGGTGGAACCAAGCAAGCAAACTCTCCAGGAGGCAATGCTGTAGCAACTGCTTATGGTTCAGGAGGCGGTGGAGCTGGTTCTGGATCTAATGATACTAGCGTATTTTCTAAAGGTGGAAATGGAGCTGGAGGAGTTGTAATTATTGCATATCCAGATATTTATCCAGTATTAAGCATATCTGCTGGATTAACTTATGATCAGCCAACTCGTGCAGGATATCGTGTTTATAGATTTACAGCAGGAACTGGAACAATTACAATTTAAAAAGGAGGATAAGCATGAATATATATAAATTAGCATTAATAAATGAATATAGCTATTTTAATGTATCCCATGCTATACTTTAGACTATGCCAGCATTAGATTTTCCCACTAATCCCGTCGTAGGACAGCTTTTCGCTACCGACGACAGAACATGGACCTGGAACGGTACAACTTGGGATTCAGTAGCAGGACAATCAGGCGGCGGCGGTTCAGCAACAGATATTGGAGTCTTCTATGGCTTCAAAACAAGCAATGATTTGGGAAGACTATACCTTCAAGTAGTAGATGATGGATCAAAAATAGCACTTCCACAAAGTAGTATATATTCGAACGGTATTCGAGTTCGTAAAAATGACGAATACAAGGAATGGATATTCACGGCAGTACCACTCACATTTGAGTGGGATGAGAATAATCCATCACACTTACTAGTACAGGCAGGAGCATAGCAAATGGCAACACAACTAATTGACCTCGGCAACCTTCGCTTCATTTGGAAAGGCGATTGGGTACAGGCAAACACATATGAACTCAATGACGTAGTTCGTTACAATAATATTGTTTGGGTATACATTAATCAGATACCCGCAGCAGACACTCTAATTACAAACACCACATATTGGTCACGCATGGTTGAAGGATCTGAAATTCCTCCAACTGAAGGGCAGGCAGGAAAAGTCCTTAAGACCGATGGTACACTAACATTTTGGTCTGACTCATTCGATACATTCTTAATTGGTCAAGACATCACAACATTCATTGCTGCTGGTCAACTAACAGATGTTGCTCTTGGTATTGAAGGTAGTTCAACATCCTTCGTACAAACTGCTCTTGTAAATACTGGTTCTGGTACATCTTCTTCTGCCGATTTTATTGCATATGCTTCAAATGGTACAAATGAGTCTGGATGGATTGATATGGGTATTACAAATCAAACCTTCAATGACCCAACATTTTCACTAACAGGACCTGGCGATGGATATATCTTCATGTCAGGCGCAATTGCTGGCGTTGTATCTATAGATGAATACAGCGTTGCTGGAACAAGTCTAAATCTTATTACTTCAACACCACATCAAGTAATTGCTGGAGTTATATTTGACCTTATTCTTCCAGTAGAGCCTACATTAGAAGGACGATATACAGTTGCTTCCGCCCCTACATCTACTCAGATTGTAGTTACAACTCCTGCTGGATATACTGGTGGAAACGTACCTCTTACGCCTGTTATTAACTCACAAATCAACAAGTTTACTGGTGACGGAAACCTAGTTCTTGCAACAGATTCTACTGGTTTGTCAAATGATATCATTATTGCTTCAGGCGGACTACAAAGTGGTAGCCAGCAAATGATCTTTACTCCAGATGAAGGAATTGAAATCTATGATGAAATTTTCTTCGGTACTGGCGCAAAAGCATTTAATACAAACGCAGATTTAACAAATGCTGCTGCAGTATTTGAGCTAAATGGTAGTCCATATGCTCAAATTGCAATTCATAATGCTTCAACAAATTCATCCACAGACTATATTGCTTATGCAAGCAATGGAGTAGATGCTGCAGGTTGGATTGACATGGGTATTACTGGTTCTGCCTTCGTTCAAGAAGAGTTTGGAATTACAGGGCCAAATGATGGATATATCTTTATGGAGGCTCCAGTAGGAACATCTGGTGCTGGTAATTTAGTTTTAGCAACAGGTGCAAATGGATCTGAAAACAAGATCATATTTGCGGCAGGCGGTTTTGAGTCTGGCCTTGAGCAAATGTCGATTACACCAAATGTAAACGTTCATATTGAAATTGCAACACCTTCAACATCACCAACTACAGGTGCATTAACAGTTGTCGGTGGCGTTGGTATTCAAGGAGATGTTAATATCGCTGGAGATATTATTTTCGGCGGATCAGGAACAACTCTTACTACTACAACACTAACAGTTAATGATCCAATTATTCGTGTAGCTAAGGATAATACAGGAGACTCACTAGACTTTGGAGTAGTTGGAGAATATTCTGCAGCAAATCTTTCAAGCGTATTTACCGTAAGTAATACACAACTAACAGACAATGTTGTTACATTAACAACATCTGCAGCACACGGATTCTTGGTTGGAGATACAGTAGTTGTTACTGGTATAAATGCAACATATAATGGAACACATGTAATTAGAAGCGTAAATTCAACAACATTTACATATGATAAAACAAATGCAAATGTTGCTTCAGCTTCAGCAAATGGTTCAGCTCAAGTAACTGGAAATCGTAGATATGCTGGTTTGGTTAGAGATGCATCAGATGGAGTTATTAAGGTTTATACTGGTGCAAATGATGCTCCTGCAAATGGAATTGTTGATTTTAGCGGAACAGGTCTAACCTATGCTGATGTTAAATTAAACAATCTTGATGCAGCAACTGGCACATTCTCTGGATTGCTACAGGCTCCAGGAGGCTTAACAGCATCTGGAACAGTTACACTTAGCGGTACAGTTGATATACAAGAAATGCGTGAGCAAATCGTAGATGTAACCCTTGCTTCAAATGTTGGAACACTTGATTGGACGGCAGGAAATATTTATTATATTGGAACCGCTCCAACAGCTAACATGACACTTAATGTTACAAATATTCCTGATGATTCAGCAAAAGCAATGACAATTAACGTTATTGTAACTCAAGGTTCTACAGGATATGCACCGACAACATTACAAATTGCAGGAACTAATCAAACAATTAAATGGGCTGGCGGAGCAACCCCAATAGGAACTTCGGGAGCAGGAAAGCTTGATATATTTACATTTACTCTGCTAAGAACATCAGCAAATGTATGGTTAGTACTAGGTTCATTTAATTTAAATTTCTAAAGGAGAAATAAATGCCATTTATTAGCAGCATCAGAGGTACTTTTGGCGCACAAGGAAAATTAAAGCCAAGGGTTAATATAGATATGCTATCAACACTAACTGGCGGATCGGTAACGACTGCTGGCGGTTACAGAATTCATACATTTACAACAGTTGGTAATAATACTTTTAGCAAAGGTAATTTAGGAAACTTAAATTTAAATATAGAAGTCTTTGCTTACGGTGCAGGTGGAGCATCAGGAAGTGACAACTGGGGCAATAGCAGCGGATGGAGCTATGGCGGTGGCGGGGGATATACATATGGAGTAATTAATGCAGCATCTTCTTCTTATATAGTAAAAGTTGGACAAGGTGGAGCACATGCTAGCGGAGGAACTCTTAATGAGGGTGGCGGAGCTGGAGGAACTTCTTGGGGCAATGGCGGCGGAGGAGGATTGTCTGGTATTTTTGAAAATAGTTATTCATTTTCTAATGCAATATTAATTGCAGGTGGTGGCGGTGGTGGTGGAACATCTCGTGCATCAGGTCAAGGAGTTAACCGTGGAGGTGGTGGAGGTGGAAGTACTGGTCAGGATGGTACTTCTTATAGTGGAAATAGGCACGGTAGGGGTGGCACACAATCTGGCATTCAATTGCCAAGTGCTGGAGATTATAGCTCTGGAGGATGGTTTTCACCAGGACAATTAACTGGAGGACACCCAGAGCCACATGGTGGCGGTGGCGGTGGAGGATATTATGGCGGATCTGGCGGATCATATTATGAGCCAAATGATATGGGTGGCGGTGGCGGAGGATCTTCTTATGCCGCATCAACAGTAGCTAATGCATCATTACAACAAGCATCTTACAATGCTCCTCCTCAAGGAACTTACTATAACGGTTCTTATGGTAATGGATCAACAGCGAGAGAGAGTGCTGGACAGCAGGGCCAAGTAGTTATTAGATATCTAATTTAATATGCCAATATTTCGTACAACATATCAAATAGTAACTGGTGAGGGCGAGTATTTTGACCCAAACTGGATGGATTCAGATAAGCTAATATTGCCCCCTAGAGATTACTGGGATTATCAAAGAGAATTAAGAGTTGAAGATGTTAATGTCTGGGAAATGATTACAGAACCGTGGGATATCGGAGTATACGCAGCATGGGATCCCTATGCTGAATTTTACCTAATAAGATTTGATAAAGATTACACTAATCCAAATGTTGATTGGCAACAAAATGTACTAGACAAAAAAAGAAATTTTGAATTTGAGACACATTATGGCAAGGGTGCACAAGCAGCAGTTCAAAAAAGATTAAAAGAATTAAATGTTAATTTTATAACAAATGATGTTTGGGTTGAGCCAGACGATATGTGGCTATACACAAAAGATTAAGACAACATATTATTTTTTATTTCTTTTAAAATCAAATCTTTTGTTTTAAACATTTTATAATATTGATTTATTTTATATACAGTAGTTTTATTTGATTTTGCATTTATTGAATCAAGCATATATTTATTCAATATGTCATTTTGCCTATATTGAATAAAATTAATTTTTTCATCTGTATGAAATCTTAAGTAGCTATATATATCACCTTCTGATATCTTAAATGAATCATAATCTTTTTTTAAATAAAACATTGTATCTAAGCTTCTATACCATTTACCTATATCAAGTTGGCCTGGTAATAAAATACACCTTTTAGTAACCTCATTGTCTTCTAGATATGGATATTCGCTAACAGTTACTTTTAAAGACGGTACATCAGTAAAAAATATGTAACCTTGTGTAAAAGAGTATAAATTTTTTTGTAAAGATTTTATAACAACATGTCTATCAAAAAAGGCTTGGTCATACATATCCGAATGTACTTTATTATCTGATGTGAAAAATTCATATGAATACATAGATTTTAAAGCAAATACATTGTTCATATGATCATTGAATGCTCCACAGCTACGCATATCTAGCCCACTATCATTTTTATCAAAAAGTTTACTTCTATAAAAAGTATTCAGTATTGGCTCAGGTTCTTGTGCCCTCATCCACTCTCTTTCTATACAAGACCAATATACATTTATAGTCATTATTCATACTTCTTTCTGGACCAAGATTTTCTTATATACTGATGACCGATCCGTGTCTTCCACCTATTTAATGAATACCAATATTCATTTTCTTCAGCAACTTCAATTTCGTGTGTCCAAGATTCACGCTTAAATGGAATTACTTGAGCTAAAGGTGTTCCTTTTTCTATGATTCCTTCGAACCCACTTTTGATCCACATAGGAAATGGAGTTGGAGTTAAGTCTTCTGAATCAGTATCTATTACGGCAGGTATTTGAAGAAATGCCTGATCATAATGTCCAGCTGGAGGCAAAACAGAAATAGAATATCCAGGTTCTGTTTTTATCCATAACTTATTTATATATTTAAAAACAATAGGATCATATCCAGGAGGAGCAGGAACTTCACGAGAATTTGGTCCATGTAATTCAAAAACGTCTTGTTGAACCTTCCAAGTAATTACTGGCATCCCATTAACTTGCCTTACTTGAACATCTGTCCACAAGGGAATAATATACCCAGCAGTCATTGCGTCTAACATTGGAGTACACTTTTTTGCGGAAGCATTAGAATGAAAGTTTTCAACAATAAGCTTTCCTTCCATATTTCCTGGTGTTTTAAAGTATGGAGATATATTTTTAAACCAATCAGGAACAAAATTCTTTGCTGGCTTAGGTCTTTCATGCACATTAAAACTAAAATCATCTATATATCTAAAAGTAATTTTAGGCATACTAGTCCTTATCTATTAGGTTTTTCTTTATTTCATGCAAAACTAATTTATGCATGTCAGATTTTTTAAATGTATTATATCTTTTAATAAGACTGTATTCCTGGCTATAGTATTTAATACAATGAGTTTGAAGCGCATGTATTTCTTCAGTAAATACAAATCTTTTAAGTTTAATTGGTCTATCCGTTTCAAAAGTTACATAAAAAAGAGGTTCATCTTCTTCAAAAAATATTTCTCCAGAGTTATTCCATAATTGCATTTCTAATGGGTATGGCCTAAACCAAGATCCTATATTAAAGCTTCCAGGAATTACAGTGGCATAACGAGTGTGTTTAGGCTGGTGAAACATAGGTGGAGTAAATCTAGCGATTAGATCTTCTTCACAAAAAAATGAATATGCCATAGAGAATTCCACTGTTGGACCCTGTAAAACCGTAGGATTTCTTTTTATATTAAAATTAATATATTCTTTACTTGTTGGGAATATCTCCTGATTACCATTTTCAAAATTATATTTATATGAGGCGTCATGTGGAAAAGATGTAACAAATGTTTTTTTAAAATCACCACTAGCTGCGGGGCAGAGTAAATAATTATTTATTTCTCTTTCAGGATTTCTTTGTTCCATCAGCATCTTGTACAGGTTCTTTGGCTCACTATAAAGCATGGTCCAATTTCCATGATGCGGAGGAATTGCAGAAGCCCAATATACAGTTAATTCATTATTTGTATTTTTTTGTAGACCAAGCATTTTTCTTGTACCATCCCCTAAGAACGCTATCACGTTTTCTAATATTTATCTTATGAGTATTTATATCAGTTGTATCTATAGAGCTATTCCATAGATCTCTTTTAAATGGAATTATTTGTGCATAAGGTGTTCCTTTAGGGATTATGCCTTCCCAATTTTTTTTAAATACAAATGGGTGGTTTCCAGCTTCTCCCCATTTATCTGTATCTACAATTCCACCCAATGTGTAAAATGGAAGATCTATTCTATTAATAGGATGTATAAACATACAGGAATAACCTTTAGGAGTTTTAATTGACCATGCTGGAACCCAATTAAATTCTGTTCGCTCATAACCAGGCATTTGAGGAAAAGATGTATTTTCCTTTAACTCTTCATATGCTGGTCTAAGTCTGACTGGAGAATACATATTAATGTCACCCTCAACCCATTTTATTAAATGTCGACCCTCAGAATTTTTAGACACCATAAGGTCCATATGAGTTGTTAATACATATCCAGATGTAAATCCCTCAAGCATAGGAATACAATGTCTTATTGTTAAATTATTTTCTCCACCGTTAACATCAAACGTACTTTGATTAAATTTATACTTGGGTGTATTCCTGAGCCATGCTGGAATATTAAAATTAATTGCAGGCTTAGGTGGATCTATAAACCCAATAGCCTCATCAAAGGTTGGATAAAAAACTATATTTTTTTCCACTAATACGCTCTTTCTATTTGATTCTTAGTATACCATTTCTATACCTTAGATTCAATAGGTTTAATGGGAAATAAGGTATAATTATTTCATGACCTCCGCCTTGAATTTCCCGTCAAATCCTACTAGTGGACAGCAGTTTACTGTTGGAACCCGCACCTTTTCTTGGGACGGAACAGCCTGGAGAATTTTAGCAGTCTCAGAAGAAGACCCAGTTTTAACTCAAGAAGAAATTCAGGATTTTGTAGCACCTCTTTTAGATCATTCAAGCCACTCTAATATAACGGCATCCTATGATGATACTAACAATAAGATTATTTTGACGGCGGAAGAAGCAGGATCTACAGTAACAGTCTCAGATACAGCCCCTGCAAGTCCTATAGAAGGCAATATCTGGTACAATTCTTCTATAGCAAAGTTGTTTATATACTATGACGATCTTTGGGTCGAAGTATAATAGGAGACAAAAATGCCAGTTACATTTCCAGCATCGCCATCTGTAGGTGATACCTACACATTAGGCGAAGCTACATGGGAATGGACAGGCGATTATTGGCAACAAATTCCAGGATCCAATCTTGGATCGTTTTATGGTTTTAAGTATCTTCCAGTTTCTGGACAATTATCTTTAGAAATTATAGAAGATGGAACAACAGAAGTAGTACTGCCAGATCAAAATCGTAGAAGTACTGATTATCGTGAATGGACATTCACCACACGAGAATTGGAATTCGAATGGTCTGAAGCAGACAAATCTAATCTTATCGTGAGGGTAAACTAATGGCAACGCAAATTATTAATCTTGGATCAATCCGCTTTATTTGGAAGGGTGATTGGAGTAATACAACAGAATATAAACTAAATGATGTTGTTCGATATAACAACATTGTTTGGATTTATACAAATGAGATTCCATCAACTGGCGAAGCCATTACAGATACAGATTATTGGACACGAATGGTGGAAGGCTCTGAAATTCCGCCAACTGAAGGTCAAGCAGGTAAAGTATTAAAGACAGACGGAACCCTCACATTCTGGTCTGATTCATTTGATACATTTAAAATCGGCCAAGACATTACAACATTTATTACGGCGGCGGCATTAACAGATGTCGCATTAGGTATTCAAGGACAATCAAGCTCCTTTGTTCAAACAGCTTTAGTTAATACAGGAACAGGAACTTCTTCATCCGCCGACTTTATTGCATATGCCTCAAATGGCACCAATGAATCTGGCTGGGTCGACATGGGCATTACAAACCAGTCATTTAACGATCCTACTTTCTCATTAACAGGACCTGGTGATGGTTATATATTTATGTCAGGTGCAATTGCAGGCGAAGTTACAGTTTCTCAATTTAGCGTAAACTCTGGCAATTTAAATATTATTACTGGAACTCCTCATCAAATGATTACTGGAGTTATTTTTGATTTAGTTCTTCCATCAGTTCCAGCACTCGAAGGACGATATACAGTTGCTTCAGCTCCAACAACGACACAAGTTGTTGTTCCAGTTCCTGCTAGTTATACAGGTGGAAACGTATCTCTAACAAGCGTTATTAACTCACAGATTAATAAGTTTACTGGTGATGGAAATCTTGTACTAGCTACAGACAGCACAGGTCTTACAAATAATATTGTAATTGCAGCGGGCGGGCTTCAAAGTGGTAACGAACAAGTTATTATCTCAACAACAGAAGTTGAATTCCTACAAGATGTAAACATTACTGGAGATACATCTCTTACAGGAACAGTATATGTTGGTTCAAATGCTAGAACTTTTGAAACATCCGCAGATCTTACAAATCCAGGAGCAGTATTTGAATTAAATGGTGAGCCTTATGCTCAGATTTCAATTCATAATCAGTCTGCAAACTCTTCAACTGATTATATTGCATATGCAGATACTGGAACAGATGCAGCTGGCTGGATTGACATGGGCGTTACTGGCTCATCATTTAATCAAGCAACATTTGGAATTACAGGACCACATGACGGATATATATTTTATGAAGCACCCGCAGTAACTACAGGTGCTGGAAATCTTGTTATTGCAACTGGTGCAAACGGTTCTGAAAATAAAATAGTATTTGCCGCTGGTGGATATGATTCTGGAAATGAACAAATGTCTATTACTCCAGATCTTAATGTACATATCGAAATTGCAACTCCTTCTACTTCCCCTACAACAGGTGCACTAACAGTTGTTGGAGGTGTAGGTATTTCTGGTGATGTAAATATAGCTGGAGATATTGTTTTTGGTGGTTCGGGAACAACTCTTTCAACTACAACGCTATCTGTTAATGATCCAATAGTATTTATCGGTACTGGAAATACAACAGATGCTGTAGATCTAGGCCTTGTTGGTGAGTATACTGCTGGAGGAGTAACCAAATACACTGGTGTAGTACGTGATGCTACAGATGGTGTTGTAAAATTCTATAAGGATACAATAGAAGCTCCATATAACGGAATTGTTAATTTTTCAGGAGCAGGAATTGCTTATACAGACATTAAAACTGGTGCAATTGATTCAGGAGCGATTACAGCAACTGGACTATCTACAACATCATTAACTGCTACTGGAGCTGTATCTCTTAGTGGTACTGTAGATATTCAAGAATTAAGAGAAAACTTAGTTCCAGTCACATTATCTACAAATACAGCCACATGCGATTGGTCGCTTGGAAATATTTATTATATTTCAACAGCCCCAACTGGAAACATGACATTTAACTTTACAAATGTTCCTACAGATAATGATAAGGTTATGACTGTTAACGTAGTTGTTACACAGGGATCAACTGGATATTTGCCAACTACTTTGCAAATTGCTGGAACTAATCAAACAATTCGTTGGCCTAACGGAGCTGCCCCAGTTCCAACATCTTCTGCAAACAAGCTAGATATTTTCTCATTTACATTTATGAGATCTGGAAGCGCTTGGATAGTTCTTGCAAACTCAAATCTAAACTACTAAAGGATAAAAATGCCATTTATTAATAGCGCAAGAGGGATTTTTGGAGCACAAGGCAAGGTTACTCACAAGGGTGGCAGAAATGGTCTAACCGCTGCCGCTGCTGCACCATCACCAAAATATTTAAAAAATGAAGGCACAACTGCTTCTGGTATTTACTGGTTTAAAAATGCAGGATATAATTCAGGAAATGCTTTTCAGGCATATGCTGATTTATCAATTGGAGACGGATTTATAATTACTTGCGGTTATGCTATTTCAAACGATGGTATAGTGTCGTGGAGTCAGTGGGGTACAGAGGCTACCTCTAATAGCGGAACCCCTGGATATAAAAATAATTTTTATACTAATAATTCAATATTAACTGGGTGGACGGGTGATACTAGTAGTAGGTTTATACTTGGTCAAACATCAAACAGTGGCACCGATATTTCAAGTGCTGGAGCTAAAAACTGGTTTGTTTTAAATATATCTCCAGGAACGGCAAAAGCTTGGTTTGACAACAATCCAGGAACACCTGAATTTAACGCAAATGTCATTGCTTCATCGACTGGCAGTGGATTAACAAACTATTCTTGGTCATCTACACATGGAAACTCTATTTGGCAAATGTATAGAACTTCTGGTGGCGGGGTAAATAGTAGACTTTGGATGGAAACAAGAACTGGTGGTGGTGATACAAACCATACTGGCGTAGTATTTAGTACTGGTGAAGGTAATTATTACAAAGGCAACGGTGATACTGGCGGTTTTGGCGGATGGAACTACTATCGATGGCTTTTTATGGGATTTTCACCAGACAATATGGTATAGATTTTAAATTAATTAATTAAATTATATAATTTAATATAGACATTTATAAAACAATTTGATATACTGACTTTTAAGAGATAGGATAATTATGTCAGAAGATGTAGATTCAGTTGAATCAACAGAAGTTGCCGCCCCAGAAGCGGCGGAAGTAGAAACCGTATTCTTTGTAATCAAAGATAAAGACGGTCAATTCAAAGTAGTAACAGATATTGGGCAGAAGCTAAAGCTTGACAGAGTAGCAAATGTCACCGATATCCGCCTGGGATGCTATGAAATTTCAAGAGCCCTTGATATTCGTCAAACAGCACAAACTGTGGCGGCATTGATTAAGGCTCAAAATACAAGCCAAGAAGAGTAATCTGCTCAATACCAATTAGTTGGTATAATAACAATATGAGTTATCAATTAAAGGTAATCAAAGATTATCCGATTGGCTTTTGGCCACTCGATGAGTCTTCTGGTGCCACCGCCGCAGATATATCTGGATGCGGCAACAATGGAACATATGTAGGATCACCTTTATCTAATATGCTTCCACTTGTTCCAGGCGGAATTTCTGGTACTCGTATTACTAATACTGCCTATGCAACATTTCCAATTACAAAAGATTATTATGGCGCAACAGTTGGGGCGGGATTCGGAACAAAATACACATCAGATAATGACTTCACCCTAGAAGTCTGGATTAATCAATCGATAGAATCATCTGACGAAACCCCACTCTTTGCAGATACTACAAATGATATAGGATTATATTGGCATAAAGGCGATATCGTATTTCGTGTCTCTGACACAGAATTAGTTAGATATTGTGTGCCATATAGTAAGAAAGCCCTACACCTTGCTGGAACATATTCTGTAAACGGAATTACTCTTTATGTTGACTCAGTACCAGTTGCCTCTAAATCTTTATCTGATTTTAAATTTATAAATACTACATTGACTTTACAGGCTGGACCAACCTTAAATTCAGGAGACACATTTATTGTTGATGCTCCAGCGGTATATCGATATAGTCTAACTCCTGCGTCTTTGAGACGTCATTATGTAGATGGAAACATTACAGTTTCTCCAATTCATGTTGTATATCCAGACAATGGAATTTTATTTAGTGGTACTGATGCCAATATTCGTGCCTCATTTGATTACTCTTATCCAGTAAATAGACCATGGACAGATTTTGTAGATGACAACACTTATTACGATATAAATAAAAGACATATTACTTTTTATGAAACAGAAACCGTTCAATCTAAAACATTTGTTATGGAAGACTTTTTCTTAATCCCGTCTCAAATTGGATTAGTTACATCTAAAGTTGAATGGCGAAATGATTTAGGAATATCCGTAGAGTCAAGCGTTGATGGAATAAATTGGGCGGCATGCAGTAATGGACAACCACTACCACAATATACAAAAGATTCCTTTGATTCGAACAATAAGGTTTATATAAAAATAACAATGTCTACTACAGATGCCAGCAAGTTCTTGCCTAAATTATCATTTTTCTGTGTGACATTTTATTCAGATCGAACTATTTATGCAGATAATTATGGAGACAAAATTACATCTAATTCAGATTATTATTTAGGATCTTTAAATTATCCTACTCTATCTCGTAATTATATGAATGGAATTAGGGCTAAAGATGGAGCGGGATTTGATTTGACCACCGCCAATTCTGTGAAGTCTGTAGAAATGCTCTTTACACCCCTCACGTTGGCCGCTAGCACCCTTTTGTATGGATCTGAAGGTACAACCACCAGATTCGGCTGGAATGGCTCTGGGGCAATTTCTAAGGCCAATATAAGCAAGGTATACATAAATGATGTAGATGTCTCGTCGGCTACAGATATAACTAATTATTTAGTAGAAGAAGAGCCTCATCATATCGTTATTATATTTACAAATTCAATATCTGGGACTCTTCAATTTAATTATGAAACTACTGGTGGCCCAAGCAATTTATATAAGAACATTGCTATATACGATTCTGAATTAACGGCGGATAAGGTAGAGACACATTTTGAACTATATACAGGTAAGCCAGTAGAATCAATATCAGAATCTGCAATCACCCTGACAGAATTGAGTCCAGTATATTATAATAATGACTGGATCGTGCTCCAATCTGTATAATTTTGTCATATAGCATGACAAAAAGCTGGACTTAGACCATAAAGAGTGGTAAAATAAAAACAATGGATACTGGAAAGATTAAATACACTGATCTTGGAGAAGAGACCCGCCTAGGTATATACGTCTGGGAAATGCCAGATGGACGCTGGATTGGCGATGATGACGGAAATTACCTTTCTGTTACTGCCATGAAAAACAACAAGGCAAGGATAGATGCTTTGGCAAATGCGGTTCAATCATACGGTATTTATGAAGGTCAGCCAAAATTTTTATCAGGTCGAAGAAAGATTGATGATGAAGAATTTGAATACCAGAAGCAGAGGCTGGAATGGGGATTGGTCCCAGACCCGCTCGATATTGGAAATTACAAGGACGAAATGAAAAAGGCAGGCAAATAATGTCAGATTATATTGAAGACGACAATAGTCAGGAAATTCACATTTCTAATACTTCTGATTGGATGAGGTTTCATAATCAGCCAATTGAAAAAAGTAATGATCCATTTAAAATAGAAGGCGATGATTTGGTAAAGGTTTCTGGACTCTCTCCAGCATTTCGTCGTAAAATGAATAGAGATATCCAGAAAAGATTTGCTGGAATTGATGGCGCAGAAACACAACAGAATTTATTGCAGGCGGCAATTACAGGTTATGCCATGTTCGATCTTGTCGAACCCCCATACAACCTTGAGTATCTTTCTAAGATATACGAAATCTCTCCTTACAATTACGCAGCAATTAATGCTAAGGTTTCAAATATTGTAGGATTAGGATTTGATTTTATTGAAACTCGCAGAACCGTTGAAGCAATGGAAGAATTGTCTGATGAGCAGGTTGTTAGAGCACGTAGAAAGCTAGACAGAATTCGTCAAGATCTACACGACTGGCTAGAAGATTGCAATGAAGAAGAAACATTTAAAGAAACATTAATTAAGTTTTATACAGATATCGAAGCAACAGGAAACGGGTTCTTAGAAATAGGCAGAACAACTTCTGGCAAGATTGGATATATTGGACATATTCCGTCAAAGACAATGCGTGTCCGACGTCTCCGTGACGGCTTTGTTCAATTACTTTATGGCAAAGCAGTGTTCTTCCGTAACTTTGGAGATCAGGAAACTCCTAACCCAATTGCAGGCGGATTAGATAGACCTAATGAGATTATTCACATTAAGAAATACACGCCACAAAATAATTATTATGGAATCCCAGATATTGTTTCAGCCTCAAATGCAATGGCTGGAAATGAATTGGCAAGCAAGTACAACCTTGATTATTTTGAGAACAAGGCTGTTCCAAGATATATTATTACTGTAAAAGGCGCAAAGCTTTCTACGGAGTCTGAGCGTAAATTGCTTGAGTTTTTCCAGGTAGGATTAAAGGGAAAGAATCATCGTTCACTCTATATTCCACTACCGCCAGATACTCCAGATTCTAAGACAGAATTTAAGATGGAGCCAGTTGAGGCGGGAACCCAAGAGTCATCATTTAACACATATCGTAAAATGAACCGTGATGAAATATTGATGGCTCATAGAACCCCAATAAATAAAATTGGAACTCCAGAAGGAATTAATTTGGCGGCAGCAAGAGATGCAGATAAAACATTTAAAGAGCAGGTATGTCGTCCAGCACAGGATATTCTTGAAAAGAAATTAAATAGACTTATTCAAGAAATGACAGATGCCCTACAACTTAAATTTAATGAATTGGCTCTCACGGATGAAGATACTCAATCTAAGATTGATGAGAGATATTTGAGAATGCAGGTAATTACTCCAAATGAAATTAGAACCCGCAAGGGTATGGTGGCTTTGGATAGTGGTGATGAGGTTGTAGTTTTAAAACCACAACAACAGTCAGAAGTAAGGGCTCAGGCTGGAAATACCAGAAGGCGGGATCAGGAAAGAGAGAATAACTCGCCAGATATTTCTGGAGAAGGCCGAAATGAGCAGGGTGCAGGTAGACAGGTCGAATAATTATTAGGCAACTGATTATTTGCCTTTTTATATATAAAAATTTATAATTAAGCATATGAATATTGAGAAATCTTTGTGGTCCTCTCATGGCGACAATATCAGCCTTTCCGTACCCTTTACTAAGGTTAATCGTGAAAAGAGAACTGTTTCTGGATTTGCAACGCTAGACAATCTAGATCAGACAGGCGATGTGGTTCTTGCAGAAGCATCACTTAAGGCATTTGAATCTTTCCGTGGCAACATTCGTGAAATGCATGGACCAAACGCTGTTGGCAAGATGCTCTCATTTAAGCCAGAAACATATTATGATCCAAAGTCAAAAGAATTTTATAATGGAATTTATGTTGATGTTTATGTATCAAAAGGCGCACAAGATACATGGGAAAAGATTTTGGACGGAACCCTACAAGGATTTTCAATCGGCGGAAAGATTGTAGACGCAGACAATGAAGTAAATAAGGCTACAGGGAAGACAACACGATTTATTAAAGACTACTCTTTGATGGAGCTATCAATTGTTGATTCTCCTGCAAATGAACTTTGCAATGTTTTGTCAATTCAGAAAATGAACGGACAACTTGTATTTAAGGGTATGGCGGCAGAAGTAATTACAGAAAATATTTTTTATTGTGCAGATTCTGATTCGGTATTCATCTCAACAGATTCATCTTATGACTCCCCAGTTACTGGAAAACCAGCAACACTAATTGGATGGGTAGAGAGTAACGATGTAAACAAGTCAAAGGAAATAGATAAGATTCTTGATTCATATAAGAATTCAAGAGTAACGTTGCCTGATACAAACAAAATTGCAAAACAGGCAAACGCAGAAGGAGGTAATGAAGTGTCAGAAAACACAGAAAACGCAGTAGTCGAAGAGACTCCTGTTGTCGAAGAAGCAGCAGCTCCTGTTGAAGAAGCTCCTGTTGTTGAAGAGGCACCTGTTGCTGAGGAAGCACCAGTTGTCGAAGATACTTCTGCTGAAGTTCTGGAAAAAGCAGCCGATGTATCAGAAGTTGAGGTTGATGAACCTGATTTTGCAAAGATGCTCGGTGATCTTAAGGGATTCTTCTCAGATACTCTTAATAAGGCATCAGAGGCAAATGCAGCTCAAGTTTCCGCCATCAAGGAAACAGTTGAAACTTTCAGCAAGAGCGTAGATACTCGAATTTCAGAATTGGCAGAACAACATGCAGCACTTTCAAAGGCTGTAGAAGATATCAAGGGCACAATTGATGGCGTTGAAAAGCGTGTCGTAGCGGTAGAATCAGAGACCGCAATTAAGAAGTCCTCAGACCTTGGCGGGTCTCAGGAAGTAATAACAAAATCCAAATCAAAATGGAACGGTTCTTTCCTCGGTTCCGTAAATGAACTTTTTAACTGAAAAGGTAGGTGAAACAAAAAACAATGAGCAATGAAACACTAGAAAAAGCAGTAGAAACAGCAGATATGACTGGTAGCGCTTTTAGCGACACAGGCATTCACCGTGGTAACGAAGGCAAAGGTGGTCTCCTCAATCCTGAGCAGTCCGCACGATTCCTCGACTACATGTTCGACGCTACTGTAATTGGTAAAGTGGCACGTACTGTTCGCATGCGAGCAGACACCACAGAAATTGATCGTATTGGTGTTGGAGAGCGTTTGATGACAGTTGCAACTGAAGCTACAGATACAGCTTCTAACGCAGCAGTCACATTCTCAAAGATCTCTCTTACGACAAAGAAGCTTCGCTTGGATTGGGAGCTTTCAACAGAGTCTCTCGAAGATAACATCGAGGGTGCTGATCTCGAAGATCATATTGCACGTCTGATGGCAACACAGGCTGGTAACGATATCGAAGATGTAGTTCTTAATGGTACAGGCACAGGTTCAGGATTGCTTTCAGCATTCCAGGGCATTGTGGCTAAGTCAAAGGCTACAGGCCGTGTCGTTGACGCAGCAGGTGCAGCAGCATCACGTGCAGTATTCAACTCTGCACTCAAGGCGCTTCCACGTAAGTATAAGCAGCGTCGTCCAGACCTACGTTTCCTAGCAGGATCGAACCTAGTACAGGATTACTTGTACTCTTCATCCGTTCTCGGAGACTATGGTTCAAACAACCCACAAGATATCGCTTCGTCGATTATTCGTGGTACAACACCAGGTCTTGGTGGTCCAGCAGGATTCGTAGCGCCATTCGCATTCGGTATTCCGATTGTTGAAGTACCGCTACTTCCAGAGACACAAACTGGTGATTACACAGGCGCAACAGGAAGCCACGGAGATATCCACTTGACATTCCCAAATAACGTAGTTATTGGTATCAAGCGTGATGTAACCGTATATCGCTTCTTCTGGCCTCGTAAGGACTCCATCGAGTACACAATGTATACTCGTGTCGGATGCCAAATCGAGCAGGCAGATGCTTGGGTAGTTGTAAAGAACGTTAAGGTCGCTTCCTAATTTATAGGATTTAGATCCGCAAAATAAAGCCCCCCAAATTTAATTTTTGGGGGGCTTTTCATTTAAATTTCTTAGTGCTATAATTGATTTACAAAGATAAGGAGTATTTACATGTCATTTGAGACATTAAAAGTATCTGAATTAAAAACAATAGCAGAAGATTTCGGAGTCGAAATCGACGGACTAAAAAATAAAACAGACATTATTGCAGCGCTCTCAGAAGAGGGAGTAACCTGGGCGGTATACCAAAAGACCGTAAAAGACATAGAAGAGGCAGACGACATGTCAGTAGAAGTACCAGTAAGACTAGATCCAAAGAAAGAATTAGCTGAAGACACAGTCCTTGTTAAAATGGAAAGAGATAATTTCCGTTATGACATTCAAGGTCACACATTCACAAAAGAGCATCCATATGTAGCAATGAATAAGGAACAGGCTCAAAACATTTTTGATAAGGAGGAAGGTTTCAGATTAGCAACCCCTAAAGAGGTTCAGGACTTTTACCACTAATCTAAGCCTACTAAATGGCAGAGATATTAAAAAATAGCAACTCCCCAGTTTATCATCAGGTATTCTGGAAGGGCAATGTAATAGATGCAGATGCTTTACCAATAGTAAAAGTATTTGATATTACAGAAAATCCAGAAGAAGATGATCCTTCTCTAGATAAGCTATTGATAACAATTACAGCAGAAAGAGATGAAACCAATATTGGTCTTTACGCTGCATATATACCTCTGCAATATTCAAGCTCAAACTTTATACTCAGATATACCTGGGAATACTATGTAGAATCACAATTCGTATCATATGAGCATGACGTATTTGTAGTAACGCCTTATACAGACTTGTATCAAGCATGCGGGTGTCTTGGAATCAGTACTGATCCTTCAGATCCTAACTATAAATCATATAGAGAATTGGCGGCAGCTGAAAGGTATGCTCGTAAAAGAGTAGAGGACTATACAGGACAAAGATTCTATTTGTATCCAGATGTATTTAGAATTCTTGGATCTGGATCAGATACATTACCTTTACCAGATAAAATAGATACCTTAGACAGACTATTTGTAAACGATGTGCTGCTTCTTGACAACTTAACAACCCCAGTTACAAATAATTGGGGGTATTCAGTACAAGTTTCTGAAACAAGCTTTGGCGTTAGAATAAATCGTGCAAACATGTTAGACAATACAGTTTACACATCAAACGGTATGATTCCTCCAAGCATAAACGATTCAGAGGGAGTTTTTAGAAATAATGTTATGTATGAAGTTCACGGTAAATTTGGCTGGAATAAAGTTCCTAGAGAAGTAGACCTAGCAACCATAGAGTTAATGAAAGACTTTTTCTCTAAAGACACAGTTTGGAAAAATCAATATATTCAAAATATACAGACATTCGATTGGCAATTCGAGTATAATCCAGAAGTATTTGTGGGGACAGGCAATGCTTACGCTGATCGGCTATTAGCAGATTTTGTTGTAAATAAAGCCTCGTTAATATAATGTCAGCGATCATAGATGCAGTATTGTCTATGAAGATGGATGTCTATAGACAGTCTGAAATTCAAGACCCAGATACTGGTGCTCTTAAAAAAGAATGGAATTATCACCGAACAGTAAATTGTCACGCTAAGGGTGTTATAAGCAACTCAGCAACCACAAGATCGAGCGACAAGCAGGTGTTTGATAATAAATATAAAAACGATCAAGTTATACAAATAAGAACTGCAGAACGATTAACTGCTAGAGAAAAAATTACTAATATCAGAAATGCAGAAGGTATATATATTTGGACTGAATTAAATTATCCAACAGAAACACCAACTGTTTTTGAAGTTATTGGAACAACTCCAATTACTGATCCATTCGGAAGAGTGCTTGGATATAACTCGTCAATGAAGAGATCGGAGAATCAGCAAATTGGATTATAGTACTATGCTAATTCAGGCTTCTAGCGGTCTTGAAAGATTAATGGCTGGAAGCAAGGGCGGCGTATTAAAAGATTCTACAGTAGCTCAGGTATCAGCTTATGTATATTATAATGCTGCCGTAATATCTAAACTAACTACAAATAAACAATTTCAGTCTAAATTTTCAAAGATTATATTTGAACAGATAGATAAAGACTTCGGAGAGTATATAGACGCACTTGCAAGAAGTAAGCCAAGATCACTACATCATGTGTATGAATGGAAGCAGGCAGGAAGCAAGACAGCAAGATTATTTCATCTTAAATTAGTATCTCAAGATGGCCTATCTTTTAAAATAGCCTATTCATTTAAGCCATCTAAATCATTTGTTCCAGCAGAAGGAAACTATAAGCGTAGACATGTATTTGTTGATAAAGCTAACATTATGGAAATGGGTCAACCTTTAACAATTTCTCCAAAGTACGCAGATAGATTAGTTTTTGAAGTAAACGGAGCAACAGTATTTATGCCTAAAGGAAAATCTGTTACAGTAAAAAGACCAGGCGGACCTGGCGTAAAGAATCAATTTTCATTAGCCCATTCTAGATTTTTTAGCGGACAACTTGTTAATAATTCAATCAAAAAATCTGGCATTCAAAGAATATTTGGTGCAGGAATGGCAAAAGCTTTAAGGCTACCCACCAATATAAAGAGGGTACAATATTCCTTTAGTCCTAATTTAATTAGAAGCCAAGCAGACGCTTCGCTTGCATCAGCATTTGGAGGTGCTCTATGACAGCAAACTATAAGTTAGATGCAATGCTTGAATTGCGTAAATTTCTGTGGAATGAATTGAAGACTCGTAATATATTTGATGAAGAAGATTATTGGTCAGATAATCTAAATGAGAATATAATTCCAATTGTTCCAGTTCAGCAGACTGCTGAAATGAATCAATTTTTGAGCGGGAAGAAGCATATAGTCTATGACAAGATAGGCATGTCCTATGAAGATAATTGGCTAATATGCTGTGAGCAGATCTTATTTACCATATATTCAACTGACTTTTCTGAGATAAATGAGATTCGAAACTTTATGACAGATCAATTTAGACGCATGGACGAATCAGCTAGGGATATAAATTGGTGGTCAGGACTTTCAGATAAATTCAAATTCCATGCCATATTTGTTGCAGACATATCTCCAACAGAGCCTTCAGAAGAGCTTCAGGGATTTTTCTCTACAGATGTGATACTTGAGATTAAATATTCTCGAATTACCGATTCAGTCGGACGTTTTGCCTAAGTTTGCCTTTTGACCCCTTATGGCCTAGAATTAGACTACAAGAGGAAAGAAGCCTAGCCAGCTTGATTAAAATTTAATATCCAGAATTCCAGGAGGTGGAAATAAAGATATGGCACAAAATGCAGGTAATGCTAAAAACATTCTCGTAGGTGCATCCCCATTGTTCGTTTCGAATATCGATTCAACAACAGCAGGTTACGCAACATATGAGAATTCAGAGCCAGGTACTACCAATGCGAGCGCTTTTGTTTCAGGAACATCTTACACAGATACCCTTAATGCAAAAGACTCTGGTACTTTCTATTACAGAAACGTAGGTTTTACCAATAACGGTCTTCAAATTACTTATAATCCAACATACGATTCAGTAACCGTTGACCAGCTTCTTGACACAGCTAAGCTGTTCAAGTCTGCGATGGAGGTTATGATTATGACTGAAATGAGCGAAGGCACACTAGAGAACGTTCTAGTAGTATTCGGTCAGCCAGATGATCCAACAAATAATACTGCTATCACACAAGATAACACTATTATTGAAACAGGAACTGGCCTAACAGCAAAATCAGAACTCGGTATTGCAGCAGGTGCCCTTGGTATTGCTCCTACTGAGCGTCAGCTAATTGCTGTTGGTCAAGCACCAACCGCTTCAGCTTCAAAGACAGAGCGTGTATATTATGCACGTCGTGTTCTCTCAGTACAACAGTCGCAATTTACTTTGGCACGTTCTACTCCAACTACATTTCCAGTAACCTTCCGTCTTCTCCCCACCGCTATGTCGGGTTATGAGGGCCAGGAGTACGGCAAGATTATTGACCGTGTATTGGTAGCTTAATAATTTAATAAAATGTCGGAGGCCCCCGAATTTTCGGGGGCTTTCTGCTTGTATTAGTAATATGTATTTGTTATAATAATTAAGACTATCCAAGGAGGATAAATTGGCTACAACAGTATATAATGTAGAAGAAATTCAACTACAAAATGGGCAAAATATAAAGCTCAAACCACTATCTATAAAAGAACTACGTAAGTTCATGCAGGCTATTCAAAAGACTGCTGATGTAACAACTGAAGATGAAACGCTAACAATACTAATTGATGCGTGTGCAATTGCGTTAGAAAAACAGCTACCAGATTTGGTAAAGGATCGTGAAGCGCTAGAGGATGCTCTAGATGTTCCAACAATGAATCGAATTCTCGAAGTCTGCGGAGGAATAAAACTTGACGACCCAAACCTTCTAGCGGCAGCGGTTCTGGCTGGTCAGAACTCGATCTAGCCGCTTTAGAAGGAGAAGTTTTTCTTTTAGGTCATTGGAAAAATTACGAGGAACTAGAAGAAAACCTTTCAATGCCAGAACTTATAGCTACTCTTGAGGCTATAAAGAAGAAGGAACATAACGATAGAAAGTTCCAGGCTTCTCTCAAGGGAGTAGATATAGGTGAATATGAAACAGAAGAAGGGGGTACCAAGTTTGACGACATTCGTTTGCGAGCTGCAGGAATTGATGCAACAGCAAATGATGTGGTTTCGCTTCAAGGTTCATTTGCAGCAGAAGCTGGATTTGGAATAGGGGCAGGACTTGGATACTTTAAGGAGTAATAACTAAATGGCTGACGAAACGATCAGTACACGCATAGTCGCTAATGCTGACTTTTCAGCCCTTATTGCAGATGTGCATAAGGTTACTGCTAGCCTATCTAAACTCCAAGAACAATTAGCCAACTCCAATAAGATGTTGGCTAACAATGTTGCGGTGATGAACCGTAACTTTTCTGATACCCTTAGAAGCACTGGTCAATATTCAACACACTTTGTAAGCTTAACTTCTGATGTAGAAAAATTTGGTAAGAATCTAGATGGCGGAAGACTAAAGCTTAAAGATTACTTTAGCACATTTCAAGGACATGTTAAAACATCTGGTGGATTAATTAGAGATCTTGCTAGACAGCAAGTTGCTATGCAAAATGCCATACTTCAACCACTAGGTCGTAATGCTCAAGGTCTACAACAATTTAATGTTCACATACCCAGGGGCCTTGATGAAATAAAAAATAAGACTGCAATCGCAAAACAAGAATTACAGATTATGAATCGTGTTATTCAAGATGGTGCAGGACAACTTATTAACTGGGGTAAAAATACTCAATGGGCAGGTCGCCAGCTAACAGTTGGTTTAACTCTTCCAATAGCAGCATTCGGTAAAGCTGCTGCAGATGCATTTAAAGTTGCGGATCAAGAGCTCGTCCGATTAACTAAGGTTTATGGAGATGTAGCTGGAACTTCAGCAGCAGAATTAGGAAGAGTCCGTGACGAAGTAATTGCAACATCTAAAGAATTATCCGCAGCATTTGGAACTAATTTTACAGAAACAATTTCTTTAGCTGCTGATATTGCTGCTACTGGTAAAACTGGAAATGAACTTTTAAATTCAGTTAGAGAAACAAGCCGTCTAGCAGTTCTTGGTGAAGTTGATAGACAAGAAGCAATGAGGGCTACTCTTGCTATTCAAACTGCATTTAAACAAAACACAGATGAATTGTCTGATTCAATTAACTTCTTAAACGCCGTTGAAAACCAAACCTCTACTACTCTTCAAGATCTTGTTGAGGCAATTCCTAAAGCTGGTCCAGTTGTAAAAAGTTTGGGCGGAGACATTCAAGATTTAGCATTATATCTTACAGCTATGAGAGAAGGCGGAATTAATGCATCAGAGTCTGCAAACGCACTTAAGTCTGGATTAGCTTCTCTTATAAATCCAACAAAACAATCTGTAGGGGTTATGTCAGATTTCGGCATAGACATTTTAGGAATGGTACAAAAAAATGCTGGAAACACTACAAATTTATTGTTTGATTTACAGGCTGCATTAGATAGACTAGACCCATTATCAAAAGCACAGGCTATCGAGCAGCTATTTGGAAAGTTTCAATTTGCACGTATTAGTGCACTACTTAATAACTTAGGAAGACAGGGTAGCCAAACTTTACAGGTTTTAGATTTAATGAAAGTAAGCGCTGCAGATTTAGAGCAAGTGGCTGGTCGAGAGTTGGCAGCAGTAACAGAATCTGCATCTGGTAAATATCGTAGAGCCATAGAATCCTTAAAAGCAGATTTAGCAGGATTGGGAGATCAATTTTTAAGCATTGCTACAACAGTTATAAATATTGTAGATAAAGCATTAAAGTTTTTTGAAGGGCTGCCAAAGCCATTAAAACAAGCTATGACATTCTTAGGAGCACTCACAGCTCTAGCTGGTCCATTAATCATGCTCACAGGTGTTCTTGCAAACTTCTTTGGATATATTCTAAAGGGTGTAATGCATATGAAGGCATTCTTTAAAGGCGGAGAAGGATGGAAATATTTAACGCCAGAAATGTTGGCGGCAGAAAAAGCAGGTAAATTAGTAGAGCAAACATTCTATTCAGATGCTAAGGCAGCTTCAGTATTACAACTAGCATTAAAGAATTTAATTGATGAATTTTCTATATTAGAAGCAAAAGCAAAATCAGGAGCTCTTGCAGTAAATCCAGCAGTAAGCACTATGGCTGGCAATTTAGTAATGGGTGCAGGTCCTAGAGTTGTAGATCCAAATAATCCATTAGCTGGAGCTATTGGAACTCGTGCTTCTACGCATATGGTTCCAAGATCTGCTTTAAGTGCAGAGCAGAGAATGCAGCAGACTATATTTGGTCTTGTCCCAGGTGCAATTCCAGTAAATAGAAAAATTGGAAATGCTCCTCAGATTTATATGAACGAGCCATTGCCTCCAGTTCCTGGAGTTACAACAGTTGGCGGAGTTTCAACAGGAGTTGTAGCAGGAGAAGCAGCTAAATGGCACTCAATGATGGCAACTCTTGCAATGCAGTCAAAGGCTGAAATTGAACAATTAAAGAAACAAATTGCTACTACTGGCGTAGTAAGCAAAGACTTTATGAATCAATTTGATGACATTCTTCCTATTGTTTCTGGCATTACAGATAAAGCAGCACAGCAATCTTCATTAATTGTTGCTGAATTACGTGCTGGTAAATTAACAGTTGAACAAGCACGTCAACAGATTATTGCTCTAAATCTTGAAGTTGAAAGAATGATTGGACAAGCAGTTGGAACACAAGCAGCAGCAATGGGAAGAACAATAAATCCAACAATAGTTCCAACTTTAGATCAGCCAGTTGTTGATCCTACTGGTAAATCCAATATGCGTGAGTTATTTAAAAAGAGCAAGACACGGGATCTAATTAATAAGATATCACGCTCACTTGGAGTTAGAACGTCTGGTGCTGGATATAATATTGAAACTACTCGTCCACGTAAATTTAATTCTGGTGGACCAGTATATATGTCTTCTGGGGCTATGGTTCCAGGTCCAAATGTAAATGCAGACGTAGTTCCAGCAATGCTTACTCCTGGAGAATTCGTTGTAAATAGAGAGGCAACTGCTGAAAATCTTCCGTTGCTTATGGCTATTAATAATGGAATGAATGCTGGCGGAATGGTAAATACTCCAAGAAATTATTATGGAACTAATCAGCGAGATCATTTAACTAGAAGTCAAATTGCTGCAAGATTTTTTGAAAATGCGGGTTATGATGAAAATATAAGAATCGGTACTATTGCATCTGATGCATCAATTTTAAGCGGTATGGGAATGGATCCAAATGCTGCCATTCAGATGGCAACTGCGGACTTTGATGACGCAATTGCATATGCTACTGGAAGAGATGGAACATTTAGCTTAAAGAGATTTACTGAGCGTAGAAATCAATTATTAAAACAGGTTCATTCTTGGAGAGAAGAATTAGGTATATCTGGAAAACCAATTAGACAGGTTACTCCTGGCGGAAGAGGAGCAACCAGAGACCCAAGCTTTGGAAATTTTGATAGAGGAATATCTTCTGTACAACAAAGACTTATTAAATCTAATAAATTTAGTGCCTCTGCAAAGAAATACTTATTAGGTTTAGATTTAATGCAGATGACTGGATCTAGATATACACACAGAGCTCATTTTGAAAGATACGGAGGCCAAGATGTACAAGGAACAGAGTACTTGTATCAAACAACTCCTATTCCAGCAACAGTAAATGCATTTATGAATGATGCTGAAAGAAAAAGGTACGGAAGAGATCTCTTGCCACCAGTCGCTGGCGGAAGAGGCGGAGCAAGGGCTATGTTCCAGCGCATACTATCTACAGCATCTCAACGTGGAGGATATAGGGGTTCTGCTGTTCCTACAGCAAGCGATTTAACCGCTTCACGCAGATCGGCATCTCCAATGCAAAGAAGTATTCAAAGAGCTATCATGGCTGCATTTACTCGCAGGCCAGTTCCAGCAATGCGTAATTCTGGAGGACTTATTCCTGGATATAATTCAGGAGGCTTAGTTCCAGGATATCAGCGTGGCGGAATTATTGCAGAAGCAAGAGAAAAGGGATTCTTTGGTCAAGGTTTGTTGAATAAGAGACCTG